CCACGACCTATCGGACGGCGTTACTTCGGGGGCATACGCAACCTGTTGAACGTCATTTCCAGCTACAACACCTCGGCCGCGTCACTGACGGACGGCACCGGTGAACGACTGACCCAATCCGGGTTGATGATGGCCTGGCCCGCCGCCGCGGCCCCCAGCGGATGGCTTCTTTGCCAGGGGCAGTCTTTGAAGAGGACGGACTACCCGCTTTTGTTCGCGGTTATAGGGACGACTTTTGGATCCGCGGACGGAACTCATTTTACATTGCCAGACATGAGGGGGCAGGTGGCCGCGGGAATAGGTGGTACTTTGGGGCTTACCCTAGGCCAGGAATTCGGGGAAGTGACGCACACTCTCACTATCCCAGAAATGCCATCGCACAACCACGAGTTTTCAGGGGCAATCCCGGTGGTGGTCACTGGAAGCGATATAGCGGTATGGGCGACCGGCACTGGGCACACAACAGATACTACCGGCGGCGACGGAGCTCACAACAACGTGCAGCCCTCTCTAGGCCTAAACTGGATTATAAAGATATGATTATAAGGGCTCTTGACAACACTGGAGACGCGACATTCGGGCAGGGAAAGCAGAATTTTCTGTCCGGGCAGAACGCGATCGCCGAGAACGTGCAGACCAACCTGTACTGCTTTCTGCGGGACTGCTACTTCGACATCCAGAAGGGGATTGACTGGATCCGGTTCTTTAGCGTTCCGACCAACTCCCAGGAGATAATCTTGAGCGTCCGGGGTATAGTCCTGCTGTGCTTCGGCGTGACGAGCATCAACTCCATAAATGTGATCTTGGTCGACAGGAAAATAAAAATATCGATGAACATCAACACTATATTTACCAGCAACTTCCAGTATAACCTGGAGTATGTACCAGCCGCATAGGAGATAAGATGGCAGAGCCTATAATCGACGGAACGGGGATAACGATCCTCACGCTCACCCAGATCATAACTAACATCATCAATGGGACGGCCGATGTCCCTGGCCTGGTCCAGATCTACGGGTCCGACATCAACACGGACTCCAACACGCCCGACGGCCAGTGGATCAACATTTTCGCCCTGTCTAGCGAGGACATTCAGCAACTCTGCGTCCAGATCTACGATTCGTTCGACCCGACCCAGGCCGTGGGCACCTCCCTCGACGCGCTCTGCCAGCTCAACAGTAGTAGTCTCAAGAGGAAAGGCGGCATTTACACCCAGGTCGTGGTTAATGTCGTTTGCTCCGCCAGCTTCAACCTCAACGGCCTTGATACCTCTTCGCCTTTCACCGTGTCCGACGCCAACGGCAATCTTTTCTACCTCATCACCTCGACGACCGTGAGTGCGACCACGAACTCGCTAAATTTCCAGTCAGCGCAGATAGGCTTCATCCAGGTCTTGCCGAACACCCTGAACGTCCCGGTGACAATTATAGCGGGAGTGACTTCTGTCAACAACCCGTCAAGTCCATACCAGATAGGCTCAAACCAGGAGACGGATTCCCAATTGAGGGTTAGACGCTCCCAGTCGACCGCCATTCCTTCCCAGGGATTCAACCAGTCTTTGTACGGCGGGCTGCTGCAGATAGACGGCTTGACCCAGGCGGTCGTGTACGAGAACACCACGACGGTGTCCGCGCTGACGGTCGTGCCCGCGCACTCGATCTGGGTTATCTGCGAGGGCGGAAGCAACACGGACATAGCGAACGCCATCTACCTGTACAGGAACGCCGGGTGCGGGATGTACGGGTCTACCACCGTCTCCGTGACGCAGAGCGACGGCTCGACGATAAACATAAGCTTCTCCCTGGCGGTAGACCAGCCATTGTACCTGTCTCTGACCGTTTCCTCGCTTTCCGGGGGGTCCATAGACACCACGGCGCTGAAGACCTATTTGGCCGCGAACTACATTCTGGGGATATACGAGGTGGCCGACACGACCTCCATAACTGCCCTCATTCACCAGTACAGTTCGGACATTTTAGTCACCTGGGCGGGGGTAAGCCTATCCGCCGGGAGCTACACATCCTCGGTGCTGCCGAGTTTCAGGTACGAGATACTAACTTTAGCGACAACGACCACAACAGTGAGCGTGGTGTAAAATGCCCGTAAGCCAGGCCCTACTCCAGTACTACAGCGGGCTCTTGATCGCCCAGTACAAGAACTCGCCAAAGATGGTCGCGACGGTGCAGTTGCTCGCCAACCAGAGCCTGTGCGACGGGCTTCCCCAGGAGCTGCAAACCTGCTTCGACCTGAGCACGGCAGTGGGGAATCAATTGACGATCATCGGGGAGATAGTTGGGGTGCCGCGCAACGTCATAGGCCTAGACCTGGCGAACACCTTCTTCAGCTACGGCACGTACACGAGCACGACGATAACGGCGGCGGCGATAGGCTTCGGCAGCTACACGACGTCGCCATACTCGAGATCCCTTTTCAGGAGTTACTTCGACAGCGCGACCTACACCTTGACCGACGGGCAACTGTACCAGCTGATCCTGCTCAAGATACTGTTCAACAACACCTTTTCCAGCACGAAGAACATCGTCGACGGGCTGTGGAACCTCTTCGGCAGTCAGGTCCAGTTCGTCGACAACAAGAACATGACGGTGACCTATAACGTCCAGAGCGCCTACCACACGGTCTTCACGGTGGCGCAGTACCTCAACATCCTGTTACGTCCTATGGGCGTGCAGGCGATCCTGAATTTGGTATAAACAAAAGGAGCACATGATGGGTAAAATAACCAGAGCTTACCAGAAGATCTTCGGAGGAACGGGGACGACCTCTGATTTCGGCGAATTTGGGTCACTGGCCACCGGAGCACCGACAACCACCAAGGACCCAGCCACCATCCAGTCCCTGGCCGCATGGCTAGCGGGATGGGCGCAGGCGACGGTAGGAGCTTTGATCCCGCCCTATCAGGACATGAACTCCGTGCACTACCTGGCCTTCTACCAGATCTGCTACATCCTCCAGATGGGCATAGCCGAGTGGGACAGCCAGACGGTGTACTATATAGGCAGCGTTGCTCAATACAATGGGCAATTCTATGTTTCCATCCAAGATAATAACACGAACCAAGAGCCTGATATAGAGCCGTCTTATTGGCAGAATGGCATCCCTGGAGCAGAGATAACCGGCGTCGTCAAGCAATATGCCGGGGTCGTGGCTCCAAACGGGTACTTCATATGCGACGGCTCAGCGGTGAGCAGGAGCACTTACGCGAGCCTTTTCGCGGTAGTGGGAACCATCTACGGCATAGGGGATGGAACGACTACCTTCAACATCCCGGACATGAGGACCAGAGTCCCGGTCGGCTACAAGGCGTCCGATCCAAACTTCGGGACCTTGGGTAACACCGGCGGGGAAACGACCCACCTGTTGACGGCCAGCGAAAGCGGCCTGCCAGCGCACGCCCACTCCATCACGTCCTTCAGCTCGGGCGGCGGCAACAGCGGCCAATTGCTTCACCAGAACACTTCTCCAGAGAACCTTTTGAGCACTAACGCGAACGTGGCCGCGAACGCCTCAGCTGCGCACAACAACTTGCAGCCGTATATTGTGCTCAACTCGATCATAAAATACTAAGGGGTGAACATGGATGCTTCCCAGAACTTTCCCATAACGCTCATACAGGGTGCGACCTACACCCAGACGATCACCTGGTACAACCCGGACGGGAGCGTCGTTAACCTGTCCGGCTACACGGCCCAGATGAACTTCAGGGTCACGGTCGAGGACACGGGAACCCCCGTCATACAGCTTTCCACCGGGGCAGGATCTATAACCATAAACGGGACCGCGGGGACTGTCACCTTCACAGTACCTGCCTCCGTCACCCAAGGACTGAGCAACGGGCAGACCCTCGTGTACAACCTTTTCCTGACCTCGGGCACGGCAGTTGTTACCTCTCTGCTGGCCGGACCCGCATTCATCCAGGGGAGCACCATATGAGCTGCGGCCCAATACAGGTTCTTCAGAGCCCAGATAGCATTGACGTCAAGACAAGCCCCAGCAGCATCCAGCTGTTCCAAAACACGGAGGTGATAAACGTGTGCGCCCAGAACCCGGTGTCAAATTTCCTGCCGTACTCTTTCACGGCGACCCAAGCAAACCAGACGGTGTTCGGCCCGCTGCCGGCCTTCCCGGTCAGCGTAATAACACTGGCCATAACTGGGACGCTCCAGAACCCCGACAACGACATAGACTACGTGGTCAACGAATTGACGATCACTCTGAACCAGGGCGTGAACATCGGGGACACAGTCTACGGAATTATCCAAATAGCCTAAAGGATACTATATGAATAAAAGCATCGTTGTAGTTCTAGCGCTTCTAGTCTTGGCCCCCGGATGGGCGACGGCGACCCAGACCCCCGCTGCCAACATCTCGGTGGCGACGTCCAGCTTCTCCAACTGCCTGACGTCCAGCGACACAAACGTCCAACTGTCCCTCAACGACATAGACGTTTGCCTAGGCAGCCTGTCGGCGCTGACCTTCATAGACTCTCTGGTGAAAATATCCGGTAACGTCAGCCTCGTGAACGACTCCGCGACCCCGGGGGACAGCAAATACTATGGCACTAACTCGGGGGGAACCTTCGGGTACTTCTCTCTTCCAGCGGGTTCCGTGACTTCCATAGCCACGAGCGCGCCTATAACAGGTGGAACCATCACGTCAAGTGGCACCATAGGCATCACTCAGTCAACCACTTCTACCAATGGGTATTTGTCATCCACGGACTGGAACACGTTCAACGGCAAGCAGGCCTCCGGGAGCTACATAACGGCCTTGACCGGGGACGGCACCGCTAGCGGACCTGGGAGCGCGGCTTTCACGTTAGCCACGGTTAACACCAATACTGGCGCATTCGGGTCATCGACGGCCATACCAAATTTCACGGTCAATGGAAAGGGCCTCATCACGGCGGCCGGAACAAATGCGGTTATTGCCCCAGCTGGAACTCTGACCGGAACAACCTTAGCATCGAACGTGGTTACATCTTCCTTGACGACGGTCGGAACGATAGGAACTGGAGTTTGGCAGGGAACTCCGGTCGCATACCAGTACGGCGGCACAGGCTTAAATACAGCACCGGCGGACGACCTCGCGGTTGGTAACGGGACGGGGTGGACGCTGACAGCTATCGGCAGTTGCAGCGCTGGATCAAGCGCTCTGACGTACAACACTTCAACGCATGCTTTTGGATGCAACACCATAACTGGCGGCGTTACATCGGTGTCAAACTCCGACAGCACTATTACCGCCAGCCCTACAACGGGGGCCGTCGTGGTTTCCCTAAATTTAGCTCATAGCAACACATGGACCATAAATCAGAACGTCATGACTAACGTGGGCATCGGCACTAATACGCCGCAGGGGGCCGGCCTGGTGGTCACAAGCGGTAACGTTGGGGTGGGTACCTGGGTGCCTGGGGCGTTGATGGACGTGCAGGGAACGACGGGGCATTTCTATGTCCAGCAAAATGGAAATGTCGGCGTAGGCATACTTCCATCTTCGGCTGCGCTTGAGGCATTCTCTACTTCTCCAATATCGATTCTTGGCATAAGCAACTCTGTTTCCGGTGTAGGGGTACAGGCTCAAAACAACGCCAGTGGCACGACGCTTGCGACCAGTGGAAACAGCACGAACTCCAGCACCAATTATATAAATGTTGTCATTAACGGAACGCAGAGCGTGGCAAATTCTGGGGCGTATTTAGCTTTGGTTAACCAGCCAACCTATAACGCCACGTCTGGAAACACCCTGGCGGACATGGAAGGCGTTAGGAACAACCCATCGAACGGATCAAGCGGCACCATAACGCAGTTGGCTGGCCTTTACAACGAGCCCGCCAATTCCTCTTCTGGAACCGTTGGCAGTCTATGGGCTGAAGAGAATCAACCCCTAAACCTGAGCACTGGAACTGTCAACAACATGTACGGTCTTTATGTTCAGGGGAAGAACGCGAACGCCAGTGGAACAGTCACAAATTATTATGGTGCATACTTTGATACGCCGATCAAGACCGGCGTCATAACCCACGAGTATGGCGTGTGGCAGAACGACACGGCTGGAAGCAACTACTTCGGAGCTAACGTCGGGATAGGGTCGACTGTGCCCGGTCAAAAGCTTGACGTTCAAGGAACTATCCGTACTATAGGACTAGTTTCCACTGCGCTCACCGCATCGTCTCCGGTCATATCAAATTCTGTCCAGCAATTAGCGTCGGGAACCTATTCTGGAAATACCACCACATTCGGAACGACCTCCGGCACCCTGACAAATGGTGACTGCGTAAAGATTGACTCCAGCGGGAACCTGATCGATGCTGGTTCGCCGTGCGCCGGCTCCGCTTCTACCCCAGGTGGCGGATTAAATGCCGTGGAATACAACTCACCAGTTGGGACTTTCTCCGGCAAAGAAAATGTTTTTAGCTTCAACGGCACGAACGTCGGGATAGGCACAACCAACGGCATAAATCTGCTGGACGTACACGTGAGCCCATCTAAGAATGCCCTAGAGGTCAACTCGGTCGGGAACGTTGCCATAGGAACGAAGACGGCAGGGAATACCCTTGTGGTCGGGTCAACAGGCCAACTCTCGGTTGATAGTTCTGGGGACTTGACAACAAGCGGACAAGTACAGACCATAGAAAAGGTTATAAATAATTCGGGTAATACCGTAGTTGCGGAGGAAGCCATAGTTGGATCCAATGACGAGTTTTTAAACAGCACCGGGGTGACAGGCTTTTACTTTACCGGGGCCAACGTGGGCATCAACCAGTCCTCTCCAGGAGCTCAACTGGACGTACAGGGCACCACGAAGACGAGCAACCTCACTCTATCATCCGTGGCTTCTGGAACTCAGTGCCTCCATGCTAATTCATCTGGCGTCGTGAGCGGGACCGGAAGCGACTGCGGGGCTGGGGGGGGCACTCCGGGCGGACTGACCAGTGAGGTTCAGTACAATAGCGCTGGAAGTTTCGCCGGTTTCGCCACGTTCACGACCAACGGGACAAACGTGGGCGTGGGGACGGCAGCATACAGTAACCGCCTTACTGTGCTCGGCAATTTAGGTATAGGCGCAGCTAATGGAGACGCCTATACGACCACGGCAGGACCAACCGGAGGAGCGATTATAGCTGGGAACGTTGGAATAGGGTCGACCACTCCAGGGCAGAGCCTAGATGTGCAGGGGACTGTCAGAGACATAGGCGAAGTATTAACTAGCAACTCCTCTCCGGCATCGATTACAAATCTGCTCTACAACAATGCAGGATCCCTCTACTTCAATGGTTCTCTGGTAGGCGGAGGTGGGATTCCAACCCAGTGGGTTACAATCGCCAATGTGGGTATTGGTACATTTGGTGCTAATAACAATGTTGGGGTCGGAACAGTATCCCCAACCGCCACACTTTATGTAGGCAATGTGCCTACAAATTCAACGATGTTTAGAGTTGACAATAATGTATCTAGTACAACTTCAACATTAAACAGCATTACAACTACCCCAGGAAGCGCAAACTGCACTCCTGGAAACATTAGTGGAAACACCAGATCTTGCGCCCAAGTTTTCAATTTAGCAAGTACGTCTACCATTGTCGGTGCAAGTTGGTATTTTAATGCGACTTTCAATAGCCCAACTGGAACGATTACTTGTGATATTGTGACCACAACAGGTGGAACTCCGACGACCAATATAGCAAATCCTAATCTAACCGTGGCATTTACACCAACACAGAATTCCTTGAACAGTTTTAATTTTACCGGGGCCGCCACCCTTTCTTCAGGAACATATGCTTTATATTGTGCCTCAACCGGAGCACAAAGCTCTAACAATTCATGGCGCTTAGATATTTCAGGAGCTCCTGGGACGTACGACAGCTGGCTGAATCAAAATGGATCTTGGTCCGATAATTCAGCAACTGCTTATTACTCGGTCACTGGATATTTAGGATCTGTTGGATTAACCCCAATTCCTTTTGTGATTACATCATTCGGAAATACTGGAATAGGATCCTCAAGCCCTGGTCAACAGCTTGACGTCAATGGAACGGTTAGATCGTCTTCATTTTCGGTTGGAAGCAATGCAGGTGTTACTGGTTCTGGATCAACCTCCTGCCTATGCAAGGCATTTACTGGTGGAATTTGTACAACACTTGGAACCTGCACATAAAAAATAGGCAGATATGGTTAAAATATATCCGGGCGCTCCCAGGCTGCTAAATGGATGAATCATTGTCTTTCGTCGACGGAAGGTTAGTATGGAGAGAGGGGTTTTCTATGGAAGATAGAAGGAAGATTGATAGCCTACATTGGGATGAGATAAATAAATTTATCGCTGAAAGTCGTATATATAGGGCTCAAGATGCTATTACTCAGAAATATCAAGTAGAAAATATAGAAGCATTAAAAGAGCAGGTTAAAATTCAGAATGGCCGAGTAACAAAATTAGAGAAATGGCAATCAGAATCTGAGGTTACTAAGAAGGATAAAAAAGATTCAACCCTGAATACACAGGCATTAGTTACGGTTATTTGTGCGATTGTAATGGCGGTATCAGCAATTGTAATGCTATGGAAACATTAACAGAAAAAGAAGCCCGTAAAATACTCAAACCTATTGAAAATGATCCCAAAGCATTACGGGAGATTATTAGGTTTATTAAATCGTTAAAACGGAGGTGATTATGGAACATCAGCACACAGCATGGGAATGGATCAATCATAACTGGCTTCAAATATCAATGATTTGGTTTCCGGCGTTATTGGGATATTTAAACGCTGCGATTGCGTCATTGAAAGTCATGGGGCTTAGTAAGCCAGCTGAAGTATTGGGCAAGTTAGAAGACGGCCTAAAGACTTTCGTTGATACTTTAAAAAATCAAAACCAAACACCAAAGACAGGAGCTTAACATGTGGAAAAATATCATTTCATGGTTTAAGAGCTGGGTTTCTACCGAGGCGAAAACATTTGAGGACTACGCTCAGCATGCTTGGAGCCTTTTGGAGCCTTTTATTATGGGAGCATTGCAGCACCTTGGACAGGACGAGATTGCTGCTTTGAAAGACATTGCCTTGACCGCTGTGCAGACGGTAGAGGCGCAGGGACTGCCAACGTCTATTGCAAAGGCCGAGGCGTGGGCTGCCATCGTCGGGGCTGAGGCGGTCAAGCAAGAAATCCAGGTAGGCGAGGACATGCTCAACTGGCTGCGGGAAAATGCCCTTCAAATACTCAAGTCGTGGCAAGCCACTCAGGGCGGAAACGGCAACGATGGTAATATGCCTGGCGGAGAAACAGCAACGCCTGTGCCGGCGAGTTAATATGCACCCGTTCGTTATATTGCTATTTCCATTGAGGCTCATAGCCGTACCGCTGATGATTCCGTTAACTGGTGTCATGTATGGTCTGGCTGAATATAATCCAAATAATCATGACACATACTGGAGCCTTCTATGGCCAGTGACGAAAGCGTGGCTATTATGGCATTCATGAATCGTAGGGGGCAGGCGGACGGCCTTCACCTGGGGCTTATGTTCCTATGCTTCCTGGCCCTTGGGGCGTGCGGGTTCATGGGTTACATGCTCTACAAGGGGAAGACCAGTAATGTCCAGCACAACGACTTCAACGGCAACGCCAAGCAGCAGCAGAGCACGATCGAGTACATCACGGTGGAGAAGCATTACGCCCTGCTGGACCTCAACCCGTTTCACTGGGGCGGCGCGCACGTGAGCCAGGCCAAACCGTCGGAGACCGAGAGCGATGTCAAAGAAGCCAAAGACGAGTCAAAAAACACGGAGGTAACGACCAATGCCATTAGCAATAGCGATTAAAGCAATGATCGACGCCATCTGCGGTGCCTTAAACGCGGCCGGCGGATACCACTGGCTGTTTTGCAGGAGGTTCATCATGCCAGCAGTTATCGCGGTAAGTGTTTCTTTCCTCAGCGGTGTCTGGTGGCTAGGCGCATGCTGCCTCCCGACCATGGGAACGTTGTGTCTGGGGTACGGGAAAATCGGAAATTGGTTTAGAGGTATTTGGATGGCAATCCAAGCCGTCGCTCTGAGCCTTGGTACGGCATCTCTTGGGCATCTCAGCTGGTGGATTTTTGGGCCTTACGTGGTAGGTGCCCTGGTCTTGGGATGGATATACATCAGTTGGGAGCAACTGCTCGGCGACTTCATCGCCGGATTTTATTTAAGCTCTTTCATATGGTTTATCCACTAATCTTTACGCCTCTGGACTTCATGAAGACGGCCTTCTCCCTCTCGGTCATGTAGGCCGTCTTCTTCTCCAGAACAAGCAGTTTTGACACCTGCTCCCTCAGATAGGCTATCTCCTCAAGCTGCTCACTCTCCTTGTTCAGACATAGATTCTTTTCGGCCAGGCCGAGGAACTCGATCGCCTTTTTAGGCTTTGCGTGGATCGCCGACAATATCGCCGCCCACATGAGCAGCCTGAAGTCTTCCCTGTCATAGTAGAGCCCCTCCACAACCTGCCCATAGGCCTCGGTCTTCTTGCCCTCATTCATGAGGTCGGATATGAGGCAGTGCCTGTACCAGGATAGCCCCGGAAAATGCGTAAAATGGTAGGAGTACCAGGAATTGACGTCCCTGTACATGGGCATGACCACTGACAGGCACACGAGATAGTAGGCGCCCAGCACACACGCAATGGGCGCGTAAAAAACCCCGGCCCAGGCGTGCAGGAAATAGGACACGAAGAACATGACAAAGACGTTAGGCATGGAGCAGTAGCGGTCGGAGAGTATCTGCGTTACCGGGATTATCGCCGACCACTGGAGCGTAGCCAGGACCATGAACACAGCCCAAGGTCTACAAGCCCCAGGGCAAAAAAAGACAACAGCAGCACACACGGCAAAAGCACAAATGCCAATCCAAAACGAGCTGTTAAGCGCATAAGCCTCATCGTTCGCCTCCTTGGTTTGACCCCACTTTATCCTGTCCGGGTACTGCATGGCGCAGACCTGGGGGAATACCATCTTCCAGAAAAAGAACCCAAACGTCTTGACAATGACTATCGGTCTGGTCCATCCGAACGTCTTGAGGTCGCCGTCCGCCATGGCATTGGCCCTGGAGCTTATCTTGTCGACGATCCATTTCCTGGTGAAGAAAAGAGCCGCCGGTATGAGGGCGAGGTACCAAGGGGAATGCCCGACCAACAACACGGGGGAGAAGAAGGCGGTGACCTGCAGTAGCCCGGCGGCCGGGTAGAGCAGGATCGCCGCCGGCGGAAAGGCCGCCATCAGCAGGACCAGAACTATGCAGAGTATATACCGCCTACCATTTAACCAGCAAGACGTCTGGTTGTTGACCGGATTGCAGCTGTACAGAAGCGCGGCAACAAGTGAAACTTCGTTTCTTCCCAAGGCCAGGTACATGAGGGCGGCCACGAGGGCGTTCAGAAAGATGGCGAAAGACCTTTCCACTCTCAGGTTAAGGCCGAAGGTTGTCCCGCTATAGAGTCTCTCGTCGGCCCACTGCTTGAGCTGAGCCCCTGATCGGATGCTCTTGAAGTACTCCCATCCCTTGAGGCCGTTCTCCCTCCTTCCCTTCCAGTGCTGCATGTCGTCCATGACTAGGCCGTACTTTAAAGTCCTCCAGTACACCACCAAATTAAAGGCCACTATAAAAACCACACTCAAGGCTTCCCTCATGTCGTCCCCCATGGAAGTATTATGTACAAGGCAAATGCGGCAACTTCAAAAAGTATAAAAATAACTAAACCCAGCAGAACATTAACCAGGATTTTTGCGGCCCTGCGCAGCCATTTCTTTGACAGCATCTCGGATGTCCTTTTGGATCTCGAAAGTCTCGATAGAGTAGTGGGTCGAGAATCGAATGTTGAGCCAGTCAAGTATTTTACCCAGGTGGTGCACCTGAATGTACCCGGCGACCCCGACTATCGGCAAGCTTACAACAAACATCCCAACAAGGAACAGGGGATTGTTAAGCTTCAAGGCAAAGTACAACGCGGCTATGCAGAGGACCAGGTTCTTGAACTGGTCCACAAGCCCCATTCCCCGGTTGACGTAGAACCAATATCGGATGGCCTTGTTCTTTGGGCCGTTCCAGTACTCGTGGCTTTTGGGGTCCTCTGTCATTTTACCTCCGACGGGTGGGCCAGAATATACTTGGCCACCTTCCTAAGGGACGACATGAGGTCCTCGTCGTCGCTCAAAACGACCTCGGGGTGCTTTTTATTCCAGAGAGGTATGATGTCTCGGATCCTGACCATGTACCAGTCTTCCCCGAACGCCCATCGACTATAGGCATTCCCGTTTTCTTTGCCGAAGTAAATAAGCTGTATCGCGTCCATGGAGCCGCTTCTGGGGAAAAACAGTATCCCCACGAACAGCAGACTGGCCATTAAACCGGAGCCAAGCATTATTCCTATGTTCTTCATAAGCCTCCTCTACTTCAGCGCCGCGGCCTGACTGGCAATGGCCGCCAGCAGCCTGGTCATCTGGTCCTTGTCAAAGGTGATGAGGTCGACCTTGCGGTTCAGCCTCATGTGGATCTTGCCGTCGACGACGCCTATTTGAATACCTACGTTAGTATCCTTGGACTCAGGCGGAGTTAGTTTGAGCCATCTCTGCAGTTTTGCTATCATGGCGTTTCCCCCTTCAGCGTTGCCACTATGTCCTTCTCCCTGGCGAAGTAGTACGGCTCGTCCTTGTACTTGGTCTCGATAACCCCGCCCGATATGAACACGAAGTCCCCGGACTTGTGGGTGGTCTTTATGAAGGTCCCGTGCTCCCACCTGCCAGGCCCTATGGCCAGTATCTTGAAGGGTATCATCTCCGACCGGATAGTCTCGGCGTCCTTGGGTATAAAAAGCTTGGTCTTTTTCTCGTGCTTCTCCACCACCATGTAGTCTGAATGCGGATCTATCATTCCATCCTCCTGTTAGTTCCCCCGTTGGCTTGCCTTCTTGAACTTGCTGATTATTCTTTCCAGGAACGGTTTCTTCTTCTCCTTGTGCAGGTGCTCCACAGGTCTCGGCTGCTCCTGGGGCGCTGGCGTTAATTTAACCTTGCGCTTGTTGGATTTGGCCGCCTCGGCCATCCTCCTGCTCATCCTCTGCGCCTCGTGCTTGGCGTTAGGGAACATGGGGTCGTCCTGGTGTTCCACGAAGAACCTCATGCGCCTCATTGGATGGTTTGGCGACGGCGGCGTCGCGTGCCCTTTTTTTCCTGTCATAGTATGTCCCCTTCCTCTCTTCTCTCGTCTATGTGGGACGGCTGTGTCCTGAGCCACTCCCTAATCTGCCTACGCTCTTCATCCCTCTCGGCCTGCGCCTTGGCATTATGCCTCTCCTGCCAGTCCTTTGCCACTAGCCCCTTCTGTAGGGGCCTTTCGAGCGTTCGCTCGGGGGTCCATCCGGACCTTATGCGCATGTAGATAGTCTTATCCTTCAAGCCAGTGCGCCTTGCCCACTCGGCGACTGTCAGAGTCTCACCCTTGTAGGTCAACAGGCTATTCAAACTCATGAGGGTCTCCTTTTTATGATTAATTTGCGGCGTCTGGGGTCGCCCATCCCTGTAGGGGCCCTTTTGAGTATGACCTTGTGGTTGTTCCTCTGGAGCTCCTCTTCCGTCTCGTAGAGCCTGGCCTTGCGGACGATGGCCCTGGTCTTCTCCGATATCCTGTAGTAGTGCTTGCGCCCTTCCTTCTGGCGAACCAGCATATCCAGCATCACCATATCCTCCAGGCAGCAGTGGACGGTGTAGGCGGTGTACTTGCTGCCCTCCTGGATGATGTGCTTTAGGGGCTCGCGGTCCGACGTCTCGCGGTTCAGCAGCCAGACCCTCCTGAGTATCTCTTCGTCCCTCTGCCCGATCGTGTCCAGGGCTATACGCCGCACCAGCGGCAGGTCCTCGAGGGTGGCCGTCGGCCTACCATACATCAGGGCGTTGTGGGCCGCGATGTTGGCCATCATCTTGGCGAAGCGGATCCCGGTTTCGCTGTAGGGGGCCGACTTTATGTAGTCCCTGCGGAACTTGTCGCGGGAGACGACGCCGCGCATAGCGGCCACGTACAGGGACACGCCCTTGATCGCCTCCTGCAGCTCTGGAGAGAGTTTGGGGAGGGTGGCGCCCTCCTCTACCCGGCGCATGATGTTCTTCACGCAGCTGTAGACCATCTTCGCGCACCGGTCCTCGTTCTCCTTGAAGTCCTTCCTGGAGTCGTCCGATAGGGCCTTGTCCATGGCGCCTTCGGCGAACGCGAGGTCGTTGGTGCGGCCGATGTTCAGCTTGGCGAACCTCTCGCCCAGGGCCTGGTTCGTGACGGCCTCGTTGTAGATGTCGTCGGTCACCGCGGCGAGCAGCCCAAACCTCAACTTGTTGTAGGTCCTAACCACGCCATTTCCGAAGCTCTTAGAGGTGTAGCCGTCATACCCGTCGCGAAGCTGCGCGTTTATCTCCAGCTTGTCCGCCTCTGGCATGGAGGTCACGGTGGAGTAGTCCTTAATTATGAGAGTCGCCTTCTTCCCGTCCAGTTTTGCGAACACCGACGGGTCACCGCGTTTTGTCTCCATGCCAGAAATAAGCGAATGCGTGGTTATGGAACTAAGTGAGTAACCTGTCTCCTCATATGGCTGGCAAAGATATTTAAGTCCGTTTATGACCTGCGTCTTACCGCTAGACGGTGGAGCGACCAAGAACATCCAAACGGGATCCGTATCGAACAGGTTAGATATCATCATGATTATAGAAAGCTCTATGGCCATACGATTAGGCTCGTGCAAGAGTTCATTATAGGCACGGATTACATCTGTCACGGTAACAGAAGAATCAACTTCCGGGGCCTTGTTCTCTTCCAACATGGACTCTATTTCTTGGTCCACGCTAGTCCGAGGTCTGTCTTTAAGCAGTGCGTTAAGCAACCTGAAGCAGCGCTTGGGAGTATTCTTAGCGACCGCATTCCTAAGGATGAAGTCCCTGGCATCGTAGCCGTCCGGTTTGCCGGCCGGCCAGTGGCAGAACCTTATGCCCTTGACGACCTTGGCCAGCCTGTCCAGGACCAGCATCTCGCCCTTCAGGCCGGCTGGGTCATGGTCATATAGTACACTGACGCTCCTGCCTCGAAAAAAATCGGCCCAATCGGGTTTGAATGTGCCCGCACCTGGAGAGCAAACCGCCCTACCTGGCTTCCCCGCAGCGTCAAGAAGCCACTGAACCGCAATGGTATCCCACTCACCCTCGCAAAGAAATACCTGCTCAGTTTTAGCTTTGAGCATCTCGGAAACACCAAGCAGACCAGTCGAGCACCCTGCGGTAGATATAACCTTGCTTCCGATTTTGTATATTCTAAGATCGACCAGTTTGCCCGCTTGATCGCGGACTGCAATAGTATATTGTCCAGCATACCCGAGTTCAAGCCACTGAAGCGCAGGATAAGGCAGTCCGCGATCCCTTGCAAGGGCTTCAATGTGCTCTTGCTTAATTTGCTTTTTATTACGGTCATTTATCTTCTCCAGAAAGCCATGGAAGTTCCCGGACGCCGCGCACACCTTGCAGTTCCACAGCAACTTCTCCCAATTAAGGTAAAAATGCTTTTCCTTGCCGCACAGCGGACAATCGCCCACCACCTCCGACCCCGCGACGGAGTGCACCGCGACCCCGTGCATCGTGAAACCCTTCAGCCTCTTGAAGCGCGCTTCGGTCAAGTCTATGTCGCTCACTCGATCTCCCTTGCGTCCGCCCACGTTGTAGAAGTCACCTTGCACCCGACCGGTATGGGGACCGGCAGCCCGACTTTCGCGCTGTCCCTCTGCATCTCCCACTTGACCGCGGCTATGATCTGGTTCCTATATTTCTTGTCACTCCTGGAAGAGACTTCCAAAATCAACTCGTCGTGAATGGTCAAGACCATCCTCGCCTCCCAGGGCTTCGTCTTCCTGAGCAGCGGGCCTATGCGGCAGATGGCCCTCTTTATCATGTCCGCACAGGGCCCCTGGATGTTATAATTGACCGCCTTGTACGCAAACCTAGAATCCAAATAGTACCTGCGCCCGAAGGCGTTCTCGACCATTCCCGACTTCTCGACGACCCTAGTCACGCGCTCGACGTACTGATTCACCCCAGGAAGGCGACGGTCAAACTCGTCTATGATGTCCTGGGCCTCGTCGCGGGTGCACTGGAACAAAGCCGCGCCGGCCTTGGCCGTTCCCCCGTACTGCTTGAGGAACATCGTCGTCTTGCCCTTCTTGCGGTAGACTGTCTTGCCAGGTTTCCAATCCGGCTTGTGCCCCCACACCTGCTTGCCGATGGCCTCGTGAATGTCCTCGCCCTTAAGGAGGGCGTTCATCATGATTTTATCCTTCGCTTGGAAGGCGAACAGCCAGACCTCCATCTGGGAATAGTCCAGCAGGTACCAGAGATACCCTGGCCTTGGGCCCATGGCCTCTCGGGGCTTCAACTCTATGTCGGCCTTCTTCTTGACGCTGTCCGGCGAACCCACCTGCTGGAGATTCGGGTCAGAACAAGACAGTCTGCCAGTCACTGTTGCTTGCCTGAAATTGGGATGCAGCAACCAGCACCCGTCCTTCTTGGCCATGAATCTCTCATACGGATTTATGAACTTCAGGATCATTGATTCTGCGGCCTTGCACTCTAGTACGGCCTTGGCGAGTGGGTCCTTCTCCGACATGCGCAAAAGCTCGTCGTTGTCGATGCTAGGTGCCCCGCTCGCGGTCCTGTTATAGACCTTGTTCCCGCGCTGCTTCACGAACAACTCGACCATCTGCTTGGGGGAGTTGACGTTCAGGTCCTTGGCCCCCATCGCGACCACTTTCTTTTTCCAGGAGTTGGAGTAATCCTGGTAGAACTTACGAAGGCTTATGAGTTTCTCTGGGAAGCAATTGACCCCCGCGAGTTCCATGCGGTATAGTTCCTTCATGACCCTGATCTCTCCTTGGTAGACTTCCCAAAGAGATGGTATCTCTTTCAACTTAGCTCTGAGCCCTAGGTAGAGGGGCATGGTCATGTTCATGTCCTCCTCCGCATACTCCTGAAGAAGAATGGGGTCCGCGAGCCAGTAGTCTGAACGCCAGCACTCCTTCTTACCATGGGCTTCTTCGTTGGATATGTTCCAGCCGAGTTTCTTGGCTTCTAATCTGTTTTTCTTAGTACTCACTTCCAATGCCTGCTGCTTCTCGTTGCTCATCTCCAGCCATTGTAATGCTAGAGACTTAAGCGCATACGAGAAAAGACTACCGCCCGTGAGGACGTGGGCCATGAACTGGGTATCGTGTACCCTTGTCCAATCGACCTTTATCCCCGCGAGGCGGCACATCCTGATGTCGAAAGAAACGTTATGCCCTACCTTCGTTATGGCTGGATCGCCAAGCACCTCAGTCAAAGCTACTTTATCCCGCTTCACGGGTATAACCCGTCTTGTGCGTGGGTCAACTTCCCACCTTATATACGCGGAGTTTCCAAAGGCGTCTTGAAGCGCGAAAGCAAAGGGACGGGCCGGTTCCATATTATACCGGGCGTAGACTGCGGACCGCCAGGGGTTCAGGCCGGTGGTCTCGCAGTCAAACCCAATCACTTTACCTCTTAACGAAGATAGGGACATAACTATTTATTTTCTTTTCTTAGCTGCGGGTTTCTTAGTTGGAATGGTCTTCTTTGCGGGCGCGGACTTCTTAGGCGCAGCTTTCTTAACAGGGGCCTCTTCTTCCTCTTCGACTTCGTCCTCTTCCTCGACTTCTTCATCAGCTTTAGTCTCTTCTGGAATAGAAATAGCGTCGACTGCGACCGGGTAAACCTTGCCGCCTGACGAAATCTTGACCTTGCCCTCATCCTCGAGGATCTCCTTAATGGTCCCCTCCATCTCTTCTTTTTTCCAGGTGAAGCTGACCTTCATGCCGACTTCGATCGAGGTACCTTCCTCCTCCACGTCTCCGTCACCGACATCTTCATCCTCAGCTTCAACGTCATCTGTATCTTCATCTTCCCCGTCAGCGTCCTTAGCCGCCGCGTGGTCGCCCGCGTCCATCTCGCTAATGACCTGGTCGATGTACGTGAACTGCCCGGTATTACCAGTCTTGAGACTGATTTTAACTTCAGGCTTCTGCTCATCGATCATCTTAGCGACCTCAGGGAGTTGGGTGAGATCCTCGAGCTCGATGCCAAAACGACGCAAGTCGCGGATCAAATAAGCTGACCCATCTTCTTTCTCGATGTTGCACCACTTACTGGCCTTGGCACCCACGAGGCTCTCGTCCTCAGCACTCTCCAGTATCTCGAACTGGAACACGAGGTGCATCTCGCCCGCGTTCGAGTTCTTGATCTCGCAGGACGACACCTTCGCCAGGTACTTGCCGTCAGGTATCTCGGCGAAGCCGCCGAGCTCGTCGGCCCGCTTCTTCTCCTTGGCAAAGTTCTTGTTGAAGTTCTTAAGCTTAGCTGCCATCTTTGGATCTATTGCCATTTTGCTCTCCTTGTTTTTGGGGATTGACCCCTGGTTTTAATATAAGATTTTAAATATTTAATTGCATTTTGTAAGATAATGATATTGTCTTTTGCATTACCTAATAGCTAATTACAATTAAAGCATATAAAACCCCTTACACATTTGCCACATGATTTCTTACCTGGACAACATTTTTTATCATGGTCTACATTTGGACCTTTTCTTTTTAAAGATTTAAAAGCTATTTTACAAATTGAACAACTATTATTTTGTTTTTTAACAGCCGTTTCAAACTGTTCTTTAGTAACTCCATAAACACATTTCCTAGAAGCGTCACTTAAAAATTTTTTATATCTTTTAGGATGTCTTAATTTCCAATCTTCATTAGATTTTCTTTTTCTCTCTCTTTGAACTAAAGTTGTTTTATAAACTTTTTTCATTTAATCTTTCTAATAACTAATTTCTTTTTAGACATAACAGCTTCTTCAAGTTCTTCATGTAATTGATTATTAAAAGCTGCTACAAAATTCCTATAAGCTTCTTTTGCATTTCTTCCCATGGGTATTCTATCTATTGACTCTCCTCCTCCATTTATGAAGTGCCCCTCGACCCTGCTCCCCGCATCGACCTCCTCCGATCCGCCTATGATGAGATATCGCCTCTTCCCGTCGTAGGTATAGTTCCCCCAAATGTCCACAAGTCCCTCAATCACGTCTGCAGCTTGCCCAGCCATTGACGCGCCCACTTTGTTAAAGGCATCCCCGCGTCGGGTTTTAAATTCGTGCTCTTTCTGGTGAGAAATAAATATAACACCTTTTCCAGAACCGAGCAATTCCATAACCCATGACTGAAACTCTTTGCGGACCGCATTCCACCCTTTGCCAAATGCCTCATCGCTTGGATGATCAATCACCATCTTTTTGCAGGTATAGGCTAAGCATTGCTCATAGGCCAAGTCTGCTGTATCCACTATGCCTGTTCTGAACCGATCATCCTTTATAAATAACCTAGTCTTGCCCCTTAACTCTGCCCAATCGCGGCATGGTGCTTGGAACATGGCTTGTGCTTTGCCCCCTGGTTCCGTCATGAAACTCATGGCCCCTTCGAATTGCGCAGTCAACGAGGTTTTTCCTATTTTCTTAGGGCCATACAAAAGTATGGAGTAATCCTGAAGAGAATCAGATGGTTCTGATTTTTCTGCGGGTAACTCATACTTGCTTGTGTTTTCCTGTTCCCTTAGTACAGACTTCCCTTTTTTATTGCCTTTTAGTATCTTAATCATTAAAAATCCTCCAGTTCTTTGAATACAACTTTTCTTTTTGCTAGGGTCCCGTAGTCCCCACGCGAACATACAGGAAGGTATTGGCATTTGCCCAATTTGCCGATACATGAAAAAGTATTCTTATAGTGCGGGGCCAAACCCTTCCACCAGTCGTACATGTCCCCTAACAGACTCTGCAACTCCTTCTGGAAAGAAATTAGGTCCTTGGCCACTAACGGACTTTCCATGCGTATGAAATAAAAGTCCGGTCTTTTCGCGATGTCAGCCTTCACCCGTTTAGCGAACTCAGGTACCCCTTCTTTGACCCTCTTCCTTAAAGTGGCCCTGCGTACGATATTATATAGACAGCCTTTGGGCATGGCCTTCATGGGATCCTTGGGGTTGAGGTTCGAGTAGTAGGTCTGAAGCATATACAACATGACCTGAGTCTCAAAGCCTAATGTCGCCACTATTCCGTCTTCGTCCACCTGGGACTTAAACTTGGTCTCGAACAACCAGATGCCCCTCGAAGTCCGAAAAGTTCCATCCTTCTTTCCGCGCAACGGAATGCTCACAGCCATGTCTTCACTGGAAATAACCGTCATAGGCAACTCGAACTTTTCCTCCAGCGATTCCCACTTCTTATCAGTGAAGTCTTTTCTCCAGAAATCAAAGTACGCCGGCAGCAATACTTCCATGACCGCACATGCTCTCTCGACCATCTCGCGTGCTTCTGCTCCTGGTTTGGCGTTCTCGGAGTACCATTGTTCTTCAACTTTGGATACGATCGCCCTCGATAACTTCTCGCTCGGAGGTCTCGTCATTTTGTTCTCTCGGATCAGGTTATACGCTCTCTCCAGCACGGCATGTCCTATGTTCCCGTCGATTAGGGCCTCCTTATGATATTTACTATCCCACCCTTCTAAATAGAGTTTTGCTTTTTGTCTACAAGTAAGCCACATAGATATAAGGCTCTGGGTCACGCCATCACGCTCCATGTCGTAAAATGCTTTCACTTGTCGCTCCCCAACTGCAATGCCGGTAACACTGGCAGTTCACCCGCAGCTATCGCCTCGATCTCCCCATGCATCCCAGAGAGTGAGGACGTCACCATAAGAATATGTTTCTCCCTCTTGGCCCAAACCTTCTCCATGGCCCTACGTTCAGAATCTAGATCTGACTTCATGGCCACATAGGAATCCACAATAGCCCCAATTCTACCTTTGAACTCGACTCCAGTAAAGTATTCGTACAATTGACCGGCCTTGTCGCCTCTCCCGGCTTGCATATAGCGCTCCTTGGCCGCCTTGAGCAATCCCTGCCTCAACGCGTGCACCAATGGAATGCAGCTTTTTGGGGAAGACACCCACACCCCATCGTACTCGCCGAACAGATGACCAATACCTTCTAGTCCCTTTGGTAACACCTCGCTAGCTATAAGACATATGTCAGCCCTAACACTGCGAGCATCCGATTTCACCTTGGCCGTCCATGCATCGGACCAGGACTTGGTCCTTTTTATTTCCCAGAGTATCCTGCCGCACTCGATTCCATTCCTGGAGAAAATAGTATGCAGTATGTCTCCGCCCTTGATGCCCGGGGAAACCGGGTCTATCTTGTCCAAGGGGAACTGTGCTCTCAGTAACTCCTCGAGCTCTGCCTCGAGCGTCTCGCCCTGCGCCTGCTGGCTTCCCTGCTCCATGCGGCGCTTGAGGTCCTCGACCTGGGAGAGGGTGTCCGCGAGCTTCTTGTCCTTCTCGGCGTCCTTGGCCCTGTGGTCCTCGGCCAGTCTGGAGACGATCTGGCTCTCGAGCTTGTTTTTTTCCTCGTCCAGCTTCCGCTGCACCTCGAGGTCCATGTCCTTGGCGCGTTGCTCAAGCTCAGTCTTCTGTTTGCGTAGTGCGAGCTCGTTCTTGTTGGCCGTGTCCAATTGACCCCTTAACATGTTAAGGTCCTTTTCTGTCTGCTCTTCTAACGACTTCTTGAAGGCCGCCATCTTCTTGGCCATCTCCCTATCCAAGTTGGCTTCCATTTTCTTGGCCATAGCCTTGTCAAGTTCTATGACGAACCCGCATTCCGGGCAATCAATCGTTTCGCTCATATTTCCCTCACCGCCGCTTTGACTATCCTTAAGTTTGTAGCCACGTAGTTGCCCACATCCAGGTGGGAGCAATCCCGCATCCTTATCATCGCGCACACTAACAACAACTTCACTATTTCAATTTCCTGGTCATTGTTCATATTTTTTCCTAGAGGCTCTAGGGGAATTCCGGGTAGATCGCCCGGCTTTTCGGCGTCAAAGATCGCCTATCCCCCCGTTCGCCCATATACTATTTCTTTTTTGCAATTTTAGCTTTAGCAGCCTTTTTGTCGGCAGTATATTTCTTGAGCTTCGCCTTCGTCTCCTCGCTCATGGGCTTCTTGGGCTTGGCCTTGCTGATGCGCACGGCCTTGACCTTATCCTTCGGGCACGCCTTCTGGCCGTGCAGCTTGCCGGCGTTGTACATGCAACGGTAGGAAGCCACATTCTTGAGCGTCGGGAGGGTTCCCGTCGCTGTCTCTATGGTGTTGGCTATCGCCTCGTCCGTCAACTTGGCCTTGCCCTGGTTCTCGAAAATCTCCAGATACAGGTGGCTCACGCCGCTGCCCTTCTTAGCTTCCGTATTCTTGACCATTTCCTCTTCTCCTCGATTGGTGTTTGTTTGTGTTAAAATCGTCATCATCCGCGACATGTGGGGACGCATCTTACTTATGTCCCCTTGCTCTAATGCTTCTAAATTTTTTACCAGATTAATAGGCATCATCAACCCCTTCTCTGCATACGCTATAGCCAAGTACCTATAACCTATTAGTGCACTCAGTATCTCCTGGTGAAAATCCGGCATCTGCTGATTCCTAGCGACCTCGAGCCAGCGCACCCTCAGCACTCTATATTTCCCAGCGTAATCCTGAGCCGCGGCGTACTCCCTCTGGAAAGAGATAAGCCTCCGCGTGTCAATCAAAGGCAAACTTGAGCTGCTCTTGTCTTTTTCTGGGAAAGATATCGGGTTGTCCCTCGCGGCCTTCTTGCACAGTTTTTCGAACGCTCCCATAGTCGACTCCTTGGATTAGCTTTTTGTATTGGCATGACGGGTTCTTGTTGATGCAGTACTCGAAGACGCTCTTGTAGGGCTTACCCTTCTTCTGGTAAGTCTTGATAGCAATTGAATTCTCTTTGCAGGTAGAACAATATCCGAGCGCCACACTCACTCCTGGGGATGAAAAGCCCTCGGAGAGCGGCTGGTGTGTGGACCAGATCGACCCAGTTTTTGAGACCAGGCCGACGACCGCTCTCCTCGGAAACTTATTCGAACAACCACACTTGACTGATGGTACTACTATACCAAGGTACAGGCTCCTCGTAAAATAATTTCGCGTTTATTTCCCCCGTCGGGGGTCAGCGGGGGTCCCGCGCCTTCCTGATCGCGCGGCGGGCCGCGAACTCCTTGTCCGTGGCCATCGGCTCCAGGCCGTACTTCGCGGCCACCACCCTATCGTAGCAGGCCGTGAGGTAGTTGTGCTGGGGCAGCGTGAGCTCCTTGCCCTTCAGGACGAACCCGGCCATCTCCGCGCAGAACTCCCTCTCCTTTGCGGGGAGGAGGTGGGCGAGGTCTATTATGATGCTCAGCATGTCGAGGGCCCTCATAAGCTCAGTTCGCTCCCGTGGTCCTGAGCGTAAAACACAGGAATGCCGCCCATGGCCAACTCTTCGTGCCCCGTGACATCTTTATCTTTTTCCAGCACTACAACCTTGACCACGCCGATGTTAATCAGCAGCCTGGCGCACGTCTGGCAGGGGGCATAGGTGCAGTACAGTGTCGAATGCGCGAGCGCCGTGCCCCTCTTGGCCGCCTGGGCGACCGCATTCTGCTCCGCGTGTATCGTGCGCGTGCACGGTTCCCCGCAGGTATGTGGCATACAGTTCACAAAATTGTTCCGCTCGTCTGTACGATCGCAGTGCTGGAATCCCCTAGGCGGCGCATTGTACCCCGTCGCCAGAATCTCGTAGTCTGCGTTCACAAATACAGCCCCCACCTTGCGCTTGAAGCAATCGGACTTGGAGCGGACGACGTCTGCGATCGCGCAGATGTATTCATGCTTAGTCATTACTCTTCTCCTCTTAAGTGCTTAGGCAGACTATTCTCAGTACCGCAAATATTCATGCCTTTGAAGTCTAATTGTAGATTTTTACGAAAAGGAATTTTAATTGAACCCTCTACTTGATTCCCGAATACATCCCAACTCTTGCGCTTATCTCTAGAAAACATTTCTAGTCTATCCCCCCCCGGTGCCATGCGCATAAGTCTGTTGAGTGCCTCGACTGGCTTTTGACTATGCCCTCTACGAAGAGCTTCTATTAGTTGTCTTTGGCATCTATTCTTTATAAGCTGCTTTGGTTTACCTTTTGTTCCCAGAATTACAAGTTCACCACACTTTAAAGTATATTCCCCCATATTCGTGGCTGTCTTGCCGCTTATATGTTTCTTATGCCACCAAAAAGCTACTGTCTTATAAGTAAAACCCCAAGCTTTCATTACGAGCAAACCATACTCTAAGAAAGCGTCTGTCACCCACATAGCACAAATAGCATTATCCGCAGTTATTGATGGAACATCTAAACTGGCTATATCCCGCACACTTAAAACTGAGTATGAATCCGTTATCTTGAATCTACCACCTGCTTTAGTCCCTTCTCTAGAAGAATATGGCCATGGTGGATCCGCACAAATCAAAGAGTATTTTTTCATTTCATCCCCCACAATACACTAATTGTTATACAACCCGCGCTGGCCCAATACATTGCTTTAGGCCAATTCCTCTCCAGGAGGCAGGTTATACAAATTACTGAGTAAACCAATACCAGGCACTTCATCATCATTGTCGAAGTCATTGCGCCGCCTCCAGTTTATCCGTCACTGGCCACTCAATCCCCTTATACACCCCCGCGAAGTTCGATACAAACTCATCCGGCGCTTCCACAATATCGGCCACCGTCCACGAGTGCCTAAAATAATGTGGGTGGCTCGAACTCTTGGCCGCCATCATCCTCCGCGCGACGTCATATTGGTTCGCGTATACATGCGCATCACCTATCATTATCCTCAGTCCCCAGAACGAGTATTGAGCCGAGTTGAAGATCGCTTGGCTTACCAAATAGTAAACCATAAGATCATACGGTATCCCTATTACCACATCTGCACTCCGCTGGTACACCACAGCGTGTCCATGGCCATCTTTGACATACAATGAGAAGGCGAATGGGCATGGCACATTCTTGGACTTGCCCTGATTCATCAGGCCGTCAATATACGGGTCCCACGACATAACCAATGCTTGCCTTGTACTCGGGTCCTTCTTAAGTAAGTCTATGGCCTCCTGTATTTGGTTCCGACGGAAGGCATATCTCCACCTGAAGCCATAAGCCGTAGAAATCACCCCAGGACTGGTCTCATCCTCAAACTTCTTCCAGATAGAGGTATGTCTATTTAACCAGGTAGTGCTCTTATCCCCACTTAACATCCATGCGCACTCAGCGGCCGCAATGCGAACTGACATCTTCCTGGGAGAAAATATACCCATGCTCCGGTCGAGGTCTACGACTGCGCCTAAGAGGCGAGCTGTCCTAATTCCAGTTCTCTGATTAAGTTCTTCTATTCCTTCATTCATAACCTTCGACAAAAGGCCCATGTAATTAGTTTCTATCATTTTTTATCCTCCAACATAACTGCCATTAAAGCGCAGTAATTAGCCAAATCCTTCAACCTTTCGCACACAGGTTCTGTGGCGAGCTTCTGCGTCTTGACATATGTTTTGATTGCCCCCCAGTGTTTCCCAGCCAGTACAAGCATTACCTGCTCGGGCCTTAGCCCCAGATCGTCGGCCTCGTGCCGGATCTCTGAGAACGCCACCCCGTCAGGGTTATAGTCAGCACCCTTCTTTTCCAGAATGATTGAGCAGTCCGCGAAGAACTCCAACAATTTCTTATTCCTCTCCTCTATATTCATGACTTAACCCCTTTCCTACGCAAAGTCTGGTACGCGTAGCTCAGCACCCTCCGGACCTGCACCTTGCTCAGCTTCGGGTAGTAGTTCTGGAAGTGCTTGAGTATGTCGAAGGTAACCTCCCGCTTGAACTTCCCGGAGAGACGCCCCTCCTTCTTAATAGTTCGCTTCTTGTCTGTTGACATTGACCTCCGCCTTCCTCATGTAGTATTGAAATAGATCCTCATAGTTTATTCCGGCCTCGATGCAGGCGTTGAGCAGGAAGGCCATGATGTCCGCCAACTCATAATTCACCTGCTCCCAGTCCACCTCTTTGCGGGTCGTCTTCCACTCCTTCCAGTTGAGCTGGTCCATCAGCTCCGCGCCCTCCATCATGATGTTGCGCGCCGTCTTCGCCAGTTCGGCTTCGGGGTGGTAGGACTTGTGCAGCCTCCTATGAAACGCGAGCTGGGTCCTATACATCTTCTCCAGTCTGTCCCCATTCGCTAAGAAGACCTTAGTGCTGGACGGAATTATCAGCTTTTCTATCCCCATCATCTCACCCCTTTCAGAGCGCCCCGCTTGTATGCACTTTTATACCAGGAAAAATGACGCTCGTCAAAAACCTTCGACCTCGCCCCCACGGCCTTCTTCGCCGTCGCATACTTAAGACCCGGGCTATCCCTTAGCATCCCCTTCAACAGCGACGTTATGCTCCCCTTCGGCTTTCCTCGACTAGCCATACTTCACCTCCCCTTTCGTGTTGTCCGTCAGCGCCCACACGAGCGCCACAATCCACCCCAGTATTGTCCATCCCAGCAATGCATTAAGCGCGCAAATCGCCACAGCATTCCGATGATTCCTCCGGTGCGCCTCCAATGCTGGCAAAAAATACATAATCATAAAGGTCACTATCAACAGCAACGCGCTCATGCTCTCCCCCTATTCTTCCTCAGGATTGCCTTCACGTTTTTGATCCAATTTTTATTGAGTCTTCTTTCTGCAACACTCGCATGCGGCCCTCCAACAGGACAATAACGAGATGCAAGGAACTCAACATATCCTTTAAATTTTCTATGCCCATACTTAGCGAATCGTGAGCGATTTTTCTTGACAGTCGTGAAACATATTTCACGGCATTCTTCCGCGCTCGAGCACGCAATGCTTCTGATGCCATAAAGGTATTCTGCATTTTTTCCACCTTCCGCAATATAGATTGCATTGACTATCTCTTTGTTTGTCCAAGGCATCTCCTGCGCCATTGCGCACCCCTGGAGAAAAAAGAAAAGCAAGCCCGCGATAGCCATCGCCCTCGCGCCCTTGCCCCTTGGCATGGAGACCTCCTCCCCGCCGGCCCCCTCGGAGAAGTTAATCATAGCCCTCTCGATCACGGCCATCCGCTTGCGGGTGAAGTACCCCTTGTTGGCCGCCAAAAAGGCCTTGACCGTCTCGTTGTGGCGGTTGAACTGCTTCAGCGCGTCGGCCTTGGCCCCGCCGATCGCCTTCTGCACCACCTCGAACACCTCGTCGGCCTTGGCCCACATCTCCGCCCGCTTAGCCTCGAGCTCCACGTTCTCGCTGAAATCCTGTCTTAAAAGCCTTCTTTGTCTGTCCACACCCAGCTCCCTTCTCTTATATAGTACGTTATGATTGCGTTTCCCTACCCCTGTATGATCGTGAAGCTCTTGACGCTTTCAACCGCTATCCTCGGGTGCCGTATCGTCTCCAGGCACACCTCGGACTCTATGTCCCTCACCATCTCCTCGGCCTCCGCCTGGTCCTTGGCCTCCACGTAGGTCCTCATCGTCATAGTCACCATGAATCTGCTCATATACCCTCCTTCTCTATTATAAGTGCCTGCTTAACATGTCTTTTGACTAAGCTTAAGTATTTGCTAACATCGCATTGTTGTCCCACTTCGGCCTCTTGTATCCATCTTAATGCTTGTTCCAACTGCGCTTTTACTGTCTGCTCTAGCTTTTCCATATTTACCTCCACACAGGTTAATATTCGCTTCAACGATCTATTTATAATATACACTATTTCGCAGGATTTGTACAGTATTATTTCGTTATTTTTCCCGCGGGGGTCCGCCATCCACATCCTCACGACGGCACCACGCACCCGACGAACGCCGGACAGGGGTCGACCGCCCCTTCCCCGCGGCCGATAGCCTGGAGAAAAGCAAAGGCGGCCAGGACAAAGGCCCCCATCAGCAGCTGCGCTTTCTGCTTCCGCGCCCCGGCCTTCAACCGCCAAATCCACTCGATAAGCCTATGTCTCATATTCATATCCCCGCGTCCTCGTCCATTGTTTTAGTGTAGGGTTTCTTATATTTCTTTGGCTTATCAATCCATTTTGTTATGCCGTCCAAATCATACTCAGAGCAGCACCCTACGCACTCATAGTGGAAGTGAACATTGTCAGCTATGTGCCGCATCTTCTTTTTACAGCATGGTGATTTTGGTTCTTTTTCGCACATTTAACCCTACTTAATCCGGTCAAATATAGCCTGGGCCAAAGAATCCGAATATAACTTCTGGCCCTTACTTCCAGTAAAACTATTTATTATATTTTGAATATCTTGAGCCGTCAGCGCAGGGGATGGGGTGGGCTGTTGGTTATTATTAGTAATTCTTACTGATGCCCAATATGAATGGATACAACTAGGATATCTGCTACAACATTCCCCTCTTTGCCGCTTCTCATCCAGCGGAAACAGCTTGGGTTGTTGCTTTTTAGGAATGATATATCCATGAGCCTTCATCAGTTCAATGTACTTTTCAGTATTGCCACCAGCCATTTCATAAAGTTTATGGGGAGATACGTTGCTTTCTTTCTCGTATGACTTCTTGCATTCTTTTAAACAAGCATTCCAACCAGATTCAAACGATAATTCAATTTTATTACCCACCATTTCTTTCTTCTCAGGCCATTTCATAATCATGTCTTCCTTTCGGTGCGGGTGTCTCATTCATCGTCTAACCACGCAGCAAATGCTATGAATATAATCCCTATGTAAAGCGCTAACCACATACCTTCACCAGCCTTAAAATTTTGGGGTTTTGGGCGATGGCCTGGGCTAACTTTCTCCATTTATTTCTTGTACCAGAATTTTTTAAAATTTCCCAATTATCCATATCATTATTCATAGTATGTATTTTCCATTCTTTATACATTTCTTTAGCCAACTCCTCCACATCAACCTCCACCCCGACGCCGTCAAGCTCTGAGAGGCAAGCGTTGCAAGATTTAGCTCGTATGATTTCTTCTTCTTTGAAAAACATTGACTTGGGATTTAAGCTTTTCTTCTTCGGCAACACTTCCTCCGCTCCAGGCAGAGATGTCAGTGGGTGGGTCATTTAGACTTCTCCTTAGTGTAATGTCAATATCAAAGTGGCGCAAGCCATTCCCATTAGAAAACCTAAGGCCATCCAGTCTTCCATCATTCAGCTCTCCCCTCGATCCAGTTCTTGTTCACGAATATCGTCAAGCTTCCGTCGTCGTATACCCCCGCTACCGGCCGGGCTTTGTGGACAACGGGCCTATCCGGCTTGACCCCCCTGGAAGAGAAGTCGCGCCACCCCAGCGCGGCCAGCAGCACTATCGCCAGCCCCACCGAGCACATCAAAGCCAGGAGCGCGGACATCCAGAAGGACGCCCACGCTTCCGCGGACATCCGCAGGTCTATCTCCCTGGAGAGAAACTGGGGCAGGAACGCGGGCCTGTACTCGAGCCAGTCCATTAATGTGCCTCTTTCTCAGCCATAACATCCACCTGATACTGCAACTCGCTAATCTTCCTGGCAAGAATATCCTCTCGTCTACGGGATTCTGTTATATCTAAAGCCTCTTGGGTCGCGGTGTCTTTTATAATTGGCGCCTCGAAGTTCCTAACATTCCACTCTTGAGCCTTGTAGTTGATTATTAAAATAAGCCCAATTAAGGGCAAACCTATAACCCATATCCAAATACCTTTTATTTGCATTTCATTCTCCTATAGGCGTCGAAACAGTGGTATATGTGCTGCGACATTTCCAGCCGATCCTGGCAAAAAACTACCTCCACCCCGTAGACCGCGCGGATGGTGTAAAGCTGCTTCACGACGCTCGCCCCGGTCCTCTGCGACCTGGGGTAGCCCTTGAGCACCTTCCGCAGCGAGCCTTCTATAATGATGACGATCCTGACCTCGGCCTCCGCGGCCCTCCTGAGCATCTTACGAAAGCGCTCATACCCCTTGGACATCGTCCCAAATAGGTCCGGTATGCTCTTGCGCTCAAAGAACACGGGTGGCATGGTACCATCATCGAGTTCGCAAGCATAATCGCCAAAAGGAAGAGTCATCCGCTTCCCTGCGAACACAGGAGATTGTTCGCGGGTGTCGACGAGGATTGTCATTTGCCCCCCTTAAACACCAACTCTGCGAGAGCGTCATGCTGCCTCTCCAACGCCTCCCCGTTCCACTGGTCGATTATCTCGGACGCGAACTCAATAGCTACGTCCTCCTCCACCCCGCACAGCATGACCCAGTCCTTCTGCGGTATCCAAAAGCACGAGGGCATTGTCTTCCACTCGGCATGCTTGCCATAGGCATCTATCACTTCGGCTAACGTAAACTCTTTTAAATTCATATTCCTGCTCCTTCCGGGTCAAATCCCTCATACTTAATCTGTTCAATAGCCACAGCTAAAGAATGAGAGACATCCTCTAATCTTTGGAGCAGTGAAATAGATGCTCCTTCTTTCTTCAACCTAGCTCTTTCCTTTTTAATCGTATTCTGTGCCTCGACTATAGTTGTCATTTATCCTCCTCCCATCTCGGGGACTTATCTACAAGTCCTTTTTCAAAAGCCCACTCTAATACTTGAAATTCTTTAAGTCTCGAGGCTTTAAACTTACCACTTTCCCACATACATACAGTCTTCTGTGATACCCTCAATTCTTCTGCGAGCTGCTTTTGTGTCATCTTTAAATCTGATCTCCACTGTACCAGCAGCTTCTCGAACTCGACTGGCAATTTTCCTTTGCTCATCACATATTCCTTTCTGATTGAGGATATTATATAAGAGAAAAGACTATTTGTACACACCTTTTATACTCCAAGCTATATGATGGTAACTTAATACCTTGTCTTTGGACGCAAAGTATTGGTATATATAACTTTAAGTTCAATTGCAGCGCGGATCCAACTACCCCTCTGTATATTAGTTCTATAATCATAATTATAATTTGAAAAAAATCATTAACCTATAACAAAGAAGAGACCTATCTATAGAGGGGCATTCATATCCGCGCGCGCTTACTAGGGTATATTCCTTTGTTTGCAAGCACTTAGGTATCCATTGCGGGGACAGATAGGGTATTCCGCTGCCTTTAAGGTATAAATAGATAGCATATTGATAATTGCTGAACCAAAAACCCTTATGGATGCCTTCTCTATATAAGCGCCCGAACAGGAGAGCCCACCAACTTTCTCCAGAATTGGAGCTGAACAAGGGCATGATGTTCGCAAGGGCGCGGAAAGCGGTATAATCATCGCATGGTCAAAAAGAAAGCGCGAAAGGTCGAGGCAGAGCTCGTCCACCCGATAAAATTCATAAAAGCTCAAAGGGCTCCGGAGGCCCCCACAGAGGACGAATGGAACTCTTCCCAGAAAGAAGTCAAGTTCCTAGTGGAGTACCTCAAAGGCGTAGGAGGCACTGAGGCGGTGATTAAGGCAGGATACACGAACAACAAAACCTCCGCCGCAGCAATGGCCTACAAGCTTCTAAAAAGACCCCGCATCGCGGCCATCGTCAAAGACCAGATTGACGCCCAAATGGTCTGCGCCAACATTACGGGCACGCGCATTCTGAAAGAGTTGTATACATTGGCCACGGCCAATATTAGAGATGCTTTTGATGCTGGTGGAAACCTGCTCCCAATCCACAAGATGCCAGAAGGGCTGCAGAAGTCAATATCCAGCGTGGAAGTAGAGGAGCCCCTGTTTAAAGTAGGCAAAGGCCAGGTGACCAAGATCAAGTTTTGGTCGAAGAACCACGCCTGCGAGCTCCTGGCCAAGCACCTCAAGCTTTTGGTCGACCGCCTGGAGATCGACGCCAAGGGCTTCGAGGGCCTAAAGGCCCCGGTCATCAACGAGGCGTTCGTCGAGAGCAAGGAGAACTTGCAGTCTTCCCCAGGAATGGAGGAGAAGCCCGATGGGCCAGCAGCTCAACATCCAGTACCCGGCGAAGTTCTACCCGCTTAGGGCCAGGGGCATGGACTACCGCGTGGCCAAGGGCGGCCGCGGAAGCGGCAAGTCCGAGTCCTTCGCCCGCCTGGCCGTCCGCCGCGCGGTCACCGAGCGCCTCCGCTTCCTGTGCTGCCGCGAGCTGCAGTCCTCCATCAAGGAGTCCGTCCATCAGACCATAAAGGACGTGATATTCGACCACGGCCTCCACGACTACTTCCGCATAACCGACACCTCCATACGCTCCTTCACGGGGGCGGAGTTCATATTCAAGGGGCTCCATTCGCATCATAATGAGATCAAATCTTTGAAGGGAATCGACGTCGCATGGATCGAGGAGGCCGAGGGCGTGAGCCAGCAAAGCCTGGACGTGCTCATACCCACCATCCGCAAAGACGGGTCCGAGACCTGGGTGAGCTACAACCCGGAGACTAAGGACAGCCCCGCGGACAAGACGTTCGTCACGAACGCGCCCCCGCGGTCCGTCGTGGTCGACATGAACTGGCGGGACAACCCCTGGTTCACGGACAAGCTGAGGCGCGACAAGGACCACTGCAAGATCGTGGACTTCGAGAAGTATTTGTGGATATGGGAAGGTCAATACAAAGTCTATGCGCAAGACGTCATATTCAAGGACAAAATCAGGGTCGACCAGGACTTTGTTACGCCGGCTGATGTCAGACGCTTTTACTTCGGGCTTGACTTTGGCTTCGGTGTCGACCCGCTCTCCGCGCACCGCATGTGGGAGAAGCAAGATGGGGACTTCACCGACCTTTATATCGACCATGAAGTATACGGCCTAGGGATAGAGCTGGACGAGATGCACAAGAGGCTTTGGGAGGGCCTACCGGGACTGGGCTCCAACCCCCTCATGGCGGACAGCGCGCGGCCCGACACTATCAGCCACCTGCGCAAGCCGTTCGAGAAGGGCGGCAGGCGGTGGCAGTCGATCAACTGCGTGGGGGCCAACAAGAAGCCAGGGAGCGTCGAAGATGGCATTGACTTTTTACGCAACTATAGAGCAATCTACATACACCGCAGGTGCCCAGGTGCCAAGGACGACTACCAGAATTACCGGTGGGCGCGGGACAAGAGGACGCAGGCGCTTCTCAGCGAGCCTGTGGACAAATCCAACCACACGCCGGACGAGAACCGCTACGCCCTCGAGCCGCTCATAAAATCAAGGGTATCCGGCTTCGACGCCGTGTCACGGAGGTAATACATGAAGAAGAAGACTCTACCCAGAAGGGCGCCGAGGAAGACGGCCGGCGCCAAGATCACCAACGACCCCAAGATCGAGATAACGTCCCCGCTCGAGGACATATTCATGCAGGGCGTGAGGGTTCAGAATTCGGACAACGGGGACGAGATGCTCTCCGGCGTGTTCGATTCCCAGGGCAACAGCCCTTTCTACCCGCAGCCCCTCTCCAGCGGCTCCACTCTCTACCAGTCCCTCAACTACAACCCGATCATCACCCTCAACCGCGTGGCCGTCACCCAGGCCTACATGACGCACGGGATACTTCAGACCGCGATCGACGTGCCCGTTATGGACGCGTTCAGGGGCGGCCTGGACATAACGTCAAAGGAGTTCGACGATGAGGACATTGACACTCTCCAGAATTATCTTAGGGAAAGCAAGACGCTCCACGAAGTCAAGGATGTTTTTCGCTGGGCTCGTTTATATGGCGGCGCTGGCCTTGTTATTAATGTGCCTCAAGATCCGCTTGGACCTCTCAATTGGAACTATGTCGATTTCCCTGATCTTCCTTTGTCTTTTATTGCCGCTGACCGATGGGAGCTGATCCTCAACGTCACCCAGATCGACGAGGTGGAGTTCCCATATAACTACTACGGCCAGCCGCTCCGCAAGGACCGCGTGATGCGGGTGATCGGCAAGGAGGCCCCGAGCTTCCTGCGCCCGCGCCTGCAGGGCTGGGGGATGTCCGAGTTCGAGCGCATGATACGGGACATCAACCAGTTCGTCAAGGGTCAGAACGCGATGTTCCAGCTCATGGACGAGTTCAAGATAGACGTCTTCAAGATGATGGGGTTCAACAGCACGGTGCTGAGCGACCTCGCGAGGGGCAAGGTGAGCAAGCGGCTGACCTACCTCAACTACGTGAAGAACTACCACAGGGCCCTCATCCTGGACACCGACGACGACTTCGTCCAGAAGCAGCTCAGCCTGTCGGGCTGGGGCGAGGTGTTCAAGCAGATCATGATAGGGATGTCCGCGGCCTGCCGCATGCCCATGTCCAAGTTGTTCGGCTTCACCGCGACGACCGGCCTGTCGGCCAACACCGACGACCTCGAGAACTACAACGGGATGATCGAGAGCGAGATACGCGAGCCGGCGCTGGACATCCTGTACCCGGTGATCAAGGCATGCTCCCGCCACCTATTCGGGTTCGAGCCGGACGACCTTAAAATAGGGTTCAAGCCGCTCCGCGTGATAGGCCCCGTCGAAGAAGAAGAAATCAAGACATCCAAGCAGAACAGACTTATGCAGCTTTATTCCAGCGATTTGCTTACTGCTGAGGAGTTCTTCGAGGCCATGAAGGTCGAGGACGTGTTCACTATGGAGACCGAGGTGGGTGAAGGACTAAGGGAGCCGACTCCTGTTGCAGAGATGGGCATGGAGAGCGATGACGACAGTGGGCCAGAGAAGTCGAACGAGACCGAGGGCAAATGAAGATAGACGAGAAAATGAAGCAATGGGCAAAAGATAAATACGACATAACTGAAGAATCCCCATGTACTGCTCAAGTTGTGTTCTTTAGGACTCTAGTATTATGCGGTGCAGTAATAGAGTTAGAAGAAAGCATTTTAGAATTAAAAACTAAAATAGCTATCCTGGAGAAAAATGCAAAAGCTAAAGCCAGTAAAAGATAAGGATGTCTATCACCAGGCCGTCTACCGCGAGATCAAGGCCCTCCTGGAGAGGATATTGTTTTTCCCAGTGATGGCGATCGCGGAGGAGGGGAGCCTGGACAACGCCCCGTCCAGCGCCCTGATAACCGCCCTAAAGAAAGTCGAGCTGTCCTATGCCAACGACCACTTCACGGGGAAATTCAGCGCGAAAATCGGCCTCGAGCTCAGGAAACTGGGCGCATCCTGGGACAAGGGGAGGAAGACCTATTTCTTGCCAGAGGCAAAGGTCCCGGCCGAGGTCAAGATCGCGATCGCGCGCGGGAGGGCCGACACGCAGAACAAGATAAACAAGATCAAGGAGAAGCTCGACTCCCTCCAGAGAGACGGCGCGGTCCCGTCGATAGACTTCGAGAGGCAGGTCGCAGGGATAACGATGGACCTGGACCAACAGTTCCGCACGACGATCCCCAAGGACATAGGCCTGCCGATGACGCAGGACGCGACCATGAAGGAGGCCCTGAGGATCGGCTACACCGAGAACCTCGACTACTACATCCAGAAGATGACTAAGGAGTCGGCCCAGCGGCTCCGCGAGAAGGTCGTGGAGCACGTCGAGCAGGGGGGGCGGGCGGCCGACCTGATCCCGCTCATCGAGGCCCAGCACGGCGTGTCCAAGAGGCACGCCCTGTTCCTGGCGAAGCAGGAGACCTCCATACTCGTCTCCACGTACAGGGACGCGAGGTACCGCGAGGCGGGGGTGCAGGAGTACGTGTGGTCCACGTCCCACGACTCCCGCGTGAGGCCGGACCACAAGAAACTGGACGGCCGCAGGTTCAAGTTCAACGAGCCGCCGGTAAGCGACCAGGCCATAGGGGCGAGGAACAACCCGGGCTACGACTACGGCTGCAGGTGCGTGGCGATCCCGCTGCTGGAGGGCGACGCGCCGGTGGAATACTCCAAACAATGAAACGCCAATGGGAAATCCGTTTACGATGCTCAAGTTCCTTGCGATAATAGAGTCGTTAATCAGAGCGCGATTCACTGGAAAGATAGAGATAACCTTCTACGAGGGCGGCATCCGCTCCGTGGACAAGGCACTAAAGGAGAAGCTCCTATGAGAAAAGCCTAAAAAACCCATCCATATTTCCAGGACCAAGTGTTGAACCTACTTCGCCTGCTCGGGACCGAAACCCCGGACAGGCGAATTTTTTTTTACCCAGAAGACCCCATGACCCTATCCATCATCCCCAGCAAGAAGATCGCCAACGCCCGCCAGTGGGCGAAGACCTACTCCTTCAAGTTCCTCGAGCCCGGTCTCGTCAGCTACAACGACGTGAAGATGGGGACGCTTCTATTAAAGAAGGAGACCATCGACAAGCTCGCGCCGACGTTCACGGACAAGCCCCTGGTCATCAACCACCAGGAGGTGTCCCCGGGGAACTTCGAGGACATCGCGGTCGGGTACATCAAGAGCGTGTACTACAACGCGGTCGACGGGTGGTTCTACGCGGACGTGCTGGTGACCAACGACCTGGCCCACAAGCACATCGAGGACGGCTGGGGGGTGTCGTGCGCCTACAAGGTTCAGAACATCGGCGAAGGCGGCAAGTACCACAATATCCAGTACGACGGGGAGATCATGAACGGCGAGGGCGAGCACCTGGCCCTGGTGCAGAATCCGCGCTACGAGGACTGCATGCTGGCAGTGAACGGGGTGGACGCAGTTTTGTACAACGAGAAGAACTTCATATCAAAGACCAACAAACAGGAGGATAACAAAATGTTCTTCAATTTCTTCGGCAAGAAAGAGGACAAAGGGTTCGCGCCTGAGACCCTCGTGGACATCGGCGGGGGCAAGAAGGCCAAGATCGGCGACATCATCGCCTTCAACAACTCAGTGGCCGAGAAGCATGAGATCGACGGCAAGCAGGAGATTGAATTGGCCAACGGTAAGAAGGTCACCCTGGAAGAGGCAGTCAAGGCCTATGCCGCTTCTTTGGGCAACGCCTCCACCGACAAGGACGAGGACAAGGACGAGGACAAAGCTAAGAAAGAGGCCGAAGCGAAGAAGGCCGAAAACGCCAAGAAATTGGTCAACTGCGGCTGCGGCGGCGAAGGCGACAAGCACAAAGCCGGCTGCACCATGTACAACGAGGACGGCTCCGATAAGAAGAAGGACGACAAAGACGATAAGGACGAAAAGATGGAGAATGAGATCAAGGCCCTTAAGTTGGAGAACGCCGCCCTCAAAGCCGGCTCCCTCCACATGAAGGACTTCGTGAAGCTTGAGAACGCTAACAAGGCCGAGCAAGAAGATGCCCTTCTCCAGAACGGCACGACTAAGAGCGGCTCCCTCGAGTCTCGCTTTGAGAACAGTAAGAAATTTTTCGTTAAAAAGTAAACCTACAGCATCCCATATAGGAGGATAACGCGATGGGCCAATATCAGAATTTGAACCAGTTCAACCAGGCCCCGATTTTGGGGGACACGGCAACAAAGGCGAACTTCAACACCCTGTCCGTCCAGGTCGACCCCAACTCCGCCAACACCATCCTGGCGGGCGACGCGGTCTACATGACCGGCACCGAGGGCACCACCATCTTGGTGGACAAGTGCACGGCCACCACCGCGCCGTTCGGCTACGTGCTCTACTCGCTCAAGTACGACCAGTTCGTCGCGGGCAACGCGATGGAAATCGGCCTCTTCGGCCAGATCATCTACGCCGAGGCTGACGGCACCATCACCCGCAACAATTATTTGGAATACGTCCCCAGCGCGAGCTTGGTCACAGGCCCTCGCATGGTCGTGTCCGGCGGGGTGAACCCCATCTCCGGCATCGCGCTCGACAACGCGACCGACACCGAGATCTTCCGTTTCCTGATCCTCGGCCAGTCCTATCCGCTCACCGCCACGATCACCGGCGGATCGATCAACAGCACCCCTATCGGCCAGGCGGCTCCGGCCGCGGGTTCATTCACCACCCTCGTGGCCCAGTCAAGCCTGTCCACGACCATCAGCGTCTTGTCGACCTCCGCTTCCCAGTCCGCCCTCACGGCGACCGCGGGCGGCATGTTCACGATCACGCCGGTCGTGTCCGTCACCATCAATGCGGCCAGTGTCCCGGCCGGATGCACGTTTATCCTCATCCAGGTGTTGACAAGCGGAAGCAGCTCGTACACTGTCACCTTCGGTACCAACTTCAAGACCACGGGTACCTTGGCGACTGGCACTGCTAGCGGCAAATACTTCAACTTGCTGTTTGTGGGCAACGGAACGAGCTTCATTGAGGTCTCAAGGACAGCGGCGATCTAACAGGCTAAAAATAAATTAAACCGGAGGGAAACAAGATGAAAACGGTAATCGGATTCAAGAAAGTGATGGAGAACGGGGTCGAAAAGCAGATCCCCGTTTTCTCCCAGAATGGGGGCATGACCCTCATGAACTCGACCCAGGGGATCGAGACGTCCAGCTTCGGGTACCAGCGCGCAATCACCACGCTGACCTACATCAAGACCCTCATCACCGAGCAGGTCTTCTACAAGGTCAACCCCATGGACTACGCGCCGGTCGTTGTCGGGGAGGGCTCGTTCGCGCAGTCCATCCTCACCAACCTGACCTTCAGCACCTCGGGCGACTTCTTCGAGGGCCTCATCAACCAGGGCAGCAACAACGACCAGCTGGCAAAGTCCAACGTTGGAATTAGTTCTGTAACCACCCCGGTCAATAACTGGGCCAAGTCGATCGATTATACCATCTTCGAGATCGAACAGGCGCTCCAAGCCAACAACTGGGATATGATCAAGAGCAAGCACGACGCGCGCAAGGAGAACTGGGACCTGGGCATCCAATCCATGTTCTTCCTCGGCATGCCATCTGACCCCGTCAATCAACCCGGCTTGTTGAACCAGCAGAACGTCAACGTCAACTACTCGCTCATCACGGGCTTGTTGAACGCCATGGACTTCGCCGACTACACCACCTTCATCGGCGACTTGCTTGAGACGTACCGCTTGAACAACAACCGCACCGCGTACCCGACCCACTTCATCATCCCTGAAGACGACTACAACGGTCTGGCCGTCCCGTACACCGCGACGACCACCGGCTTCCCGGTCATCTCGAAGCTCGGGTATTTGAAAGCGGCCTTCGGCGAATTGGGCCTCGGGGGCATCAAGATCATGCCCTCCGCCTACGCCATGCCGACCTACAACAGCGCGGCCGCGAACCTTGACGTCCACGTGTACACCCTGCTGAACTACGACGTTCGCTCGGTGCGCATGGACATCCCGGTTATGATCACCGCGACCCAGCCGAACACCGTCAACAACTTCCAGTACCAGGACGCGGCCTACGGCCAATTCAGCCCTGTCGTCGCCCTGAAGCCCCTGGAAATGCTGTATTACACATTCTAACCCCATGGGCGAAAAGGCCGAAAGGCCCTGGTATCCTCGATACCTAGCCCTTAAAAACCTCGTCGAGGGAGGAGAGCAACATGGCAAAGAAAGCCGCAGTTGTAGAGCAGGACGAACAAAGCGCAGATTCTTCCCAGGAAATGGACTTGAAGGCCCTCATCGCCAAGCAGCAGGAGCAGATCGAGGAGCTTAAAGCCATGATCCTTGCCCAGAATGCAAAAGCCGAGGCCCCTAAGGCCGAAGCGGTCGAGACCAAAAAGGACATCAAGCCGGTCACCATCCAGCACATCAGGAAGATCCGCCAGTGGACCATCAACAAGTCAAAGGTCCTCAAGGTTCATCGCGGGACGGGCAAGATCAGCAACCCAAGGTTCAACAAGGACATCGTCCTCACCCCCGGGTGCATCGTGACGGTGGACTCAGAGACAGCCAACAAACTAATCCGCAGCGGGGACTTCCAGAAGTATGGGGTCGACAAATAAAGGGAGGGGCCTAGATGTCCTGCACAGTGAGCAGAGTGACATGGGTTCCGCCCACGGCGGCCCAGTTCCAGGCGTTCTTCTTCCGCGACTTCCCGTATGCGGGGGCGGACACGCCGGCCACTGACCTGGACTACGTCCAGCCCCAGGACATCAACAACGCGATCGCGTTGGCTCAGGTAAACTTTTCTCCCAGACCATTCAACATAGCGAGCGGCCAGGCGACCACGGTGTTCTACTACCTGGCCGCCTTCTTTTTGGTGGAGAACCTCAAGGCGTCCTCCAAGGGCATCTCCGCGCAGGCGAACTTCCCGACAAACTCCATAGGGGTGGGCGGGGTCAGCCTGGGCATGGAGGTGCCGGAGCAGTTCAAGAAGAACCCGACCTACTCGATGTACATGAGGAACGCCTACGGGCAGCAGTACATGCAACTGGTGTATCCGTACACGATCGGTGGAGCTGGGATAGTGGCGGGTACAACGACTTACTCTTAAAGCTATGAAGCAAACCCGATCCATAAGCCGCAATGTAAAGATCACCTTCGACATCGAGAAGCTCCTGGCGATCAGGGCCGAGATGAAGAAGAAGTACGTCGCGCGCGTGGGGGTACTCGGTCAGAAGACAAACCGCGCTCCCCAATTGACCGGCGAGAGCCACGAGCAGTACAAGAAGCGGGTGCAGGGGCTCAAGAAGTCGGGTTTCTTGCCAGAGAACGAGGCCAAGACGAACGCGGACATCGGGCTGACCCACGAAATGGGGTCCATGGCCAGGCACATACCGAGGCGCTCGTTTCTCGAGATGCCGCTGACGCTGAAGATGCCCGAGTACGCGGCCAGGTTCGGGCAGGACCTGATGAAGGCGATAGACGAGGGAAACCTCAAGCCGGCGTTCATCCGCCTGGGCATAAAGGGCGAGCAGGTCGTGCAGACCGCGTTTGCCTCCAGGGGATTTGGAATTTGGCCGGCGAACGCGCCGTCCACCGTTTCCAGGAAAGGGAGTGCCCAGCCCTTGATAGACACGGCGCAGCTGAGACGATCGATAACATCGGATGTAAGGACCAAATGACCGACCTAGAGAAAGTCCAGGCGATGAAGGAGCTGGTGGTGACCCAGTGTGAGAGCATGGGCTTCGCGGTCGTCAGCATAGACGGCGCCGCGCCGGGGACCTTCATGCTGGAGATAATAGACGGGAGCGGGCCGAGGAACATCCTGGTCACCGTGATGTTGCAACTGGAGCCTATGAATGCCGCCACTAATAAACGCGAATAGGTTGACGATCCCCATGAACGTGGGTGGCTTGCCCGACGCGAGCGCGGCCGTCATGGTGCTGCTCCAGCCGGTGACGGTCGACCTGGTGGTGCAGCAGCTGATCAATGGGTACTACAAGCCGATCAAGAACTTCGCGGTTCAGACCCAGGCGTCCATACAACCTCTTCCCCAGGAGTTGGCGATCAAGATGGAGGGCGAGAGGAACTGGCGATGGAGCCTGATTCACATTTTGCCGAACGTGGACCTGAACAACAACGATTTGATAACGCTTTTCGGGGTGCAGTACAAGGTCATGAAGAAAGAGAACTGGGCGCAGTACGGGTACATGGACTACTTCGTGGTGGAGGGTTTCCAGAATGCTTAGCCAACTAGAGACGATCACCTCTCTCGACCTTCTAAGGGACATCGTGCAGCAGGAGATGACCCTCAAGGACGCGCAGATATATATCTATGGACAGCCGTTTATTATGCCAACAGGTACGGGGCTCTTTGTCCTCATCGAATACAAGTACTCCAGAGTTTACAGCAACAGGAATTTAAACCCCGTAAACGACGGGAATATCAGCGAAGAGCAGAACCTCAACACCCAGGAATTTTTAACAGTGCAACTTTTCTCCAGAAATTTCGAGGCTTTGCAACGCAAAGAGGAAGCGGCCATGGCCTTAAGGTCAGTCTACTCCCAGCAACTCCAGGAGAAGTACGCCTTCAAACTCTCGGTCAACCCCCAGATCCTGGACCTGAGCAGTCTCGAGGCTTCGGCCATGCTCTACAGATATGATGTGCCCGTGGTTATATTGACGGCTTATCAGAAGACTAAGACCATCACCTGGTTCGACAACTACAATGTGGCCGTAGACGTGAATGACGGTGTGCCTGACATGCAGGCGGATTTCGAGCAACCCCTAACATCACTGCCCCAATAAGGAGAGTAAAATGCCAACATCTTTGCCAATAACCAATATCATCGACGTGTCAGTTACGTTCCTGCCTTCTGGCCTGGGCGAGTTCAACGTCAACAATTTGGCCCTCATCACCTCGGACCAGTTCCTGTCGAACGCCAATGGTGACCTCTACCGGTCCTATGTGTCCCTCGCCCAGGTGGGCGTGGACTTCGGGACATCCACCGAGACCTACCAGCAGGCGGCCGCGGTCTTCGCGCAGCAGCCGAGCCTGGTGGGCGCGGGCGGAAACCTCGTCATATTCCCGGCCTTCGCGAACAGCGCCCTGAACGCCATCAGCGTGAACGCGGGCGGCTCCGGGTACAAATTGGGGGATGTGATCACCGTCACCCAGACGGGGGCAAGCGGCGGCACGGCGACGGTTTCGGCGGTCAACGGCTCCGGGACGGTGTCGAGCATTACCCTCCTGACCGGGGGCGTCAGCTACTCCACCACTGTTTCAGCCGCGACAACGGGGGGAGCAGGGACCGGTTTGACTGTCACCATCTCCACCGTGACTACCGAGACATTGACCCAAGCCATCGCGCGCACCCAGGCCTATTTGTATTATGTCGGTATTATCAGCACCAGCTACGGGGCCAACACCACGTGGCCAGCGCTCGCCGCGGCGGTCCAGGGATACCAGAACAAGATTCTGTTCCTGCCATCCAACAGCATACCGGATATCCAGGGCGCCTTCACGACCATTCAGGCGGCCACCGACTACAACACCCGGTGCCTGTTCTACTCCAATTCTGCCTCTCTCCAGGCCAGGTTGTTCGCGGCCGCATACGCTTCCCGCCTGCTCTCGGTGGACTCGTCAGGCTCAAGCACCGCGATCACTATGAACCTGCAGCAGCTCGAGACCGTGGCGGCGGACACAGGCATCACCCAGAGCATCGTGGGGTTGTGCCAGGCCGCTGGCGTAGACATCTACCCGTCGACCGCCGGCTACTCCGGCGTGTACTCCAACGGGGCCAACAAGTACGCCGACGAGGTCTGGAACCTGATAGCCTTCGTGGCCTCCCTCGAGGTCGCTGGTTTCAACGCACTCGCAACCGTCGGGACCAAAGTGCCCCAGACAGAGCCGGGTGTGTCGACCCTCAAGAACGCCTACAAGCAGGTGTGCCAGCAGTTCGTCAGCAACGGGTATATCGCTCCAGGCGCTTGGACTTCCGCCGAGATCATTGGCGTACAGGCCGACCTCATCTCCAATATCGCCCAATACGGGTACTACTTATATAGCGTCCCGGTTAATCAACAGTCCACGGCGGATAGAGCGGCTCGCAAGGCTCCGACAATCAGCATCGCGATCAAGGAAGCAGGCGCAATTCAATCAAGCATTGTGAACGTATACATCAACCAATAAGGAGCACATCATGGCTGAAATATCTTTAACAGGCAAAGACACGATCGTCATCAACGGCCGCGTCCTGAACAACTTCGCCGACGGCGACACCTGCAAGCTGGACTACCCCAACGACCTGTCCGTCATAAAGACGGGGAAGAACGGGAACAGCATCTACGCCTTCCAGTACAGCGGTCTCCAGTGCACCATGGAGCTGCGCGTGCTCTTGGGCAGCTCGGACGACGCGTTCCTGAACGCGCTCCTGAGCTCGTTCATCAGCAACCCCCCGGGGTTCACCCTCATGAACGGCGAGTTCATCAAGAACATCGGGGACGGAAGCGGGAACATCTCGCCCACGTCCTACATCACGTCGGGGGGGACGTTCAAGAAGAACGTGCCCGCCCTGGAGAACGCGGACGGCGACACCAACCAGGCGATCGCGGTCTACATGCTCCACTTCACGAACGCGCCAAGACAAGTCAACATGTAAACGCAGCACCCTATCGAGGAGGGGAAAATGGAAAAGATACTATCAAGCGGCGCAAAATTAATGATAACCAGGTCAGACCTGGAGGTCTGCGACAGGCTGTTGATGGCGGTGACCGGGGAGCTCAAGCAGGTGAACATGGACCTGGGGTTGGGCCTGGGCGACCTGCTGAACTTCAGCGAGGTCAGCATCAACAAGGACGGGGCGCTTAACACGCTAAAGAACGCGGTGTTCCAGATAGTGTCCTCCGCTTCAATTCGCCCCATACTCTGGGAGTGCATGGAGAGGGTCGTGTACAACGGCCAAAAAGTGACCCGGGCCACCTTTGAGGATGACAAGGCCATAGGCGACTATTTGACGGTCGCGAAGGAGGTTCTGGTCGCGAACCTCCTCCCTTTTTTTCCAGGAGCAAGTTCAAAGTTGTCGATCCTAGGAAAGGTCATTACTTAAAACCGAAATACAAGATAGAAGCGGACAACGTCACTATCATAAGCCTGAGGCTGGCGAAAGTCTGGGGCTGCCACCCGGAGCAGGTGCTGAAGACGAGGGTCGATCTAGTAATGGACGCGCTTCACTACGAGAATTTTCTCCAGCAATACGAGGAGACAGCCATAATGATTAACAAGGAAAAGCAATGAGCGACGTCAAGATAGGCTCCCTCTTCATGGAGTTGGGCTTCGACGTGGACCAGGTCAAACTCAACGACGTCGTCCAAGAGTTGGGCAAGCTGAACTTCAACAGCGTGCTGGCGGCCCTGGGCGTCGGCGGACTAGTGGACGGCCTCAAGCAGATCATGGACATCGGGGGGCAGTTGACCGAGCCCATGTACCAGTTCGGCAAGGAGACGGGTCTTTCTTCCCAGAAAATGCAGCAATGGAGCGAGTACGCCCAGACACTGGGGGTAAAGGGCGACGTAGTCTCGTCCTCGCTCTCCGGCCTGCAGAAGAAGATGGCGGCCATCCAGTTCGGGGACACGAGCCTTCTGAGCGGCATATACCTCCTCCAGCAGGCGGGCGCGAAGATAAACCAGTCTGACCTGAACGACCCATTCAGCTTCCTCAACAAGGCGACCGAGGGGCTGCAGAAGATAAAGCCGGAGTTGCGCACCTACGTGGCGGGCCTGCTCGGCCTGAACGAGCAGATTCTTTTGCTCAAGAGCTTCAACGGCGCGGAGACGATGCCGGCCCCGACAGAAGCGCAGATAGAGGCCATCCGAAAATACAATGCTGCCTGGACTGAGGTCGGGATCATGCTCAAGCAGGTTACGACCGACTTGGCCTCTCAATTCGCGGGCGACCTGGAATACCTGGGAGAAAAGATAAACTCGATTTTCAAGGACCTCCACAACGACCAGAGTTTGCTTAGAAAAGGGTTTGAGGAGTGGATCGGAATCATAGCTCTTTTGCTGGGGCCTTTTACGCAGATAGGGTATATCATTGCCGAGATAGCTCTGCACTTAAAGGACATAGGGAATGCGGCTAATACTTTAAAAGGCGCCTTGGGAAACGGCTTGAACTCCTACCTCAGTTGGGGGCAAAATAATGTTCTGGCTCCCTTGGGCCTAGCCTCTACCGTGGGCTCTTCAGGCGCAAAGACCGTGCAGCAGCACAACACTATAACCATAATCGCGCACAACATCGAGGACCTGGAGCACAAGGTCGCGGCCTTCTTCGAGAAGACGATCGCCAAGTCCTTCTACCAGAACTCGCAGAACTACTGACATGGCAAACGCCCTGGACCTCAACAGCAACCAGCTGAACGTCGTCGGATCCTCACTGAACCTGGTGAACAACGTGGCCAACCAGTACATCGTAAGGCCGACGGGGACAGTGCCGACGGGCGGCATAAACGGCTTCGTGTTTGACTTCCTCGGCCAGGAGGAGGTTACCCTGGAGAGCGACATAACCGACCACTACGTCGAGGACAATTACGCCATTCAGGACCACATTGCGCAGAGGCCGATCAAATACGTGGCCAAGGGGTATATCGGTGAATTGACCCAGATGTTTCCGAACTCGCTCCTGTCCATCCTGACGACCGTACAGACCCTGGACGCCGTCCCGGGATTCGCTCCGGTGTTCTCCGCCCAGGCCAACCAGGTGTATAACCAGATCGCCGCTGAGGGAAGTCAGGTAATAAATGTGGTGGGGCAGGCCCAGAGCCTTTACGATCTCTTGTCTGGCGTGGCGACTAGTGCCAACAAGCAGCAGAACGCATTTACCACATTTGTCAATTTTTGGCAAAAGCGAGTGTCATGTTCGATTGAGACACCGTGGGGCGTGCTTTACTCAATGTATGTGGAGAGGGTGACGCCAGTGCAACAGGAGAACACACAGATCATAAGTGAGTTCACGGTGACGTTCAAGCAGATAAGGTTGACCAGCAGCTTGGTGGCAACGCCTTTAACGATAACTAACGTGCCGGGCAGCGGGGTCAAGCTGCCCTCAAATGTAGCTCCATACAATTTGCCGTCAAATTTTGTGCCTGTGGGGGGGTAGAGGATGTCTTCGTCTTCGAGCATATACACAAGTCCGCAACCCGGATTGCTTAATTCGCCGATCCAGACTTTGCAGGGAAACGCCAAAGGGCGCGTGTCCCAGATGCTCAACCCAACGGTCGTACTCGGCCAGACCCAGGGGCAGCCGACCACGGGAAACCCCGTGCTTAGCGCGTTCGGGCTAGTTTCTTCCCAGGAGGTGAACCCCAACCAGATAGTCACCTTCACGGCGGACCCCAACCAGAGCATCTCGATAGTGCTGGCGGACGGGACGGTCGTGAGCATGACCTTGAACTATTTCGCCGGGCAAGAGGGGTGGTTCTACAGTCTCAACTACAACAACGGGGCGTTCATAGCCAACAACAGAAGGCTTGTGACGAGCCCTAACATGCTTTCGCAATTTAAGAATCTTATAGAGTTCGGCCTGTCAGTGGTCACGACGGACGACTATGAGCCAATATTCCTGACGGATTTCGTAACGGGCCGGGCTAGCTTCTACATACTGGAGTCGGTACATGTCGCGGCCATAGAAGGGGCAATTGTAAATGTTGCTTAAGTTCCAGAGGAATTACGAGCTAGAGGTGGTCGGGAATGACGGGAACTTGTATATCTTCCCATACCCGTTGACCCTCGAGTTTCAGGTAAAGAGGAACGTTTTGGCCTCGGCCAACACCGGCAACTTCCGGGTGTACAATCTCGGCCAGCAGCACAGGAACGTGATATACAAGAACCAGTTCGACATCAACGTGTCGTTCAGATCGCTGATCCTGAAGGCGGGCTACGGGGAGGGCCAGGCGATAACCCTGCCGATCATCTTCCAGGGAAACGTCATGCAGGCCCAGTCATACAGACTGGAGAAGAGTGTGAACTTTATCACGGAGATTGATGGATATGATTATGGGTGGGTCATGACAAATGCCAAGTCAAATTTTAGTGGTGCAGCTTATACAGATACATCTAAAGTTTTCACCCAGAAACAGATCATAGAAAGATTGATATCAGACTTAAAAGCAACCGTTCCTTTAGACCCAACTAATAAAGGTGCTCAATTAGCAATAGGAGCAATTAGTCCACAATTTGATGTTCCTTTTACTCAAAATTTTGCTTTTACTGGTAATACTTGGGATAACTTGCAGAAAGTAACAAACAACCAGGCTTATATAGATAATGGAAAAGTGTATTGCTTATTTGAGAATGATGTCTTTGAGGGCGACCTAACGATCATAGATTCCCAGACCGGCCTGCTTGGAACGCCCAAGAAGCAGCAGAACTTCTTGATAGTCGAGATGCTTTTTGAGCCCAGATTGCAGGTGGGGCAGCAGGTTCAAATCATTAGCTCCTCCCTTGCCCAGTACCCGAACAGCAACAACGGAATATTCAAGGTAGTGGGCATAGAACACAGGGGAACGATCTCGGGCGCGGTAGGTGGGGAATGCAAGACGGTGGTGAGCTGCTTGCGCCCTCTGGAGAAAATCAACGTGGTGAACGCGAGCGCATAATGGCACAAGACAGTCAAAACTTCATACCGGTACCGCCGGACCTGAACGCCTGGATAAGGCTCATGTTCCAGGGGTTTGCCGCTAACTTCAACTGCGTGACATTGGCCACGGTCAACAGCTTCGACGCTGTCCACCAGACCGTCAACCTGACTGTGAACTATGTGCGCGTGTTCAAGAACGCCAACCCCAACCTGCCCAATCCTGCTCCGGATGGCCAGACGTCCGACGTCCTACTGCCGTACCCGGTGCTCATTCAGTGCCCGGTGTTCATCCTGCAGGGAGGCGGAGCATACCTGACCATGCCCATAAAGGCGGGAGACACAGGGCTGGTGCTTTTCAACGACCGAGAAATAACGACCTGGCTGACAACCGGGCAAGTTGTGCCTCCTCAAAACTCCAGGACCCACGACCTATCGGACGGCGTTTACTTCGGGGGCATACGCAACCTGTTGAACGTCATTTCCAGCTACAACACCTCGGCCGCGTCACTGACGGACGGCACCGGTGAACGACTGACCCAATCCGGGTTGATGATGGCCTGGCCCGCCGC